GTGAAGATTCTATCCCCGGTCAGCATGGCCACCGCCGGAACGATCGCGGTCGGCGGACTGTCGTTCGCGCTGTCGTTCACGGCGCTCTCAGACCTCGCAGCCCACAACGGCGTCTCGGCCGGCCAAGCGTGGATGCTGCCGCTTGTCATCGACGGAGGCGTCATCGTGGCTACAGCGGCCACCGTGGCGCTACAGCGACACTCCTGGTACGCCTGGACCCTGCTCGTCTTCTCCTCGATCGTCTCGGTCGCAGGCAACGTGACCCACGCCGGCCCGCACGGTCTGATCGCGATGGTGATCGCGGCGATCCCGCCGATGTGGCTCCTGGCGGCTACTCACCTGACGGTGATGCTGGGTCGCCAGCGTTCGGAGAATGATGACGTTCCGGTGGCAGCGGAAACGCTGCATATCGCGAACGCAGCTTGACTGCGCCCGACCGGGACTGAGATACATAGGGAAGCTATATATGTAGGAGGCACAAAAAAAGAGCCCCCGAGCCGACCCGAAGGCCAGCCCGAGGACAACTTTTCAGCGGTAGCGCAGGGACCACCAGACGTAAGTCCAAGCGGCACACCAGAGGAGCGACAGGAACGAGATAACGCCCCCGCCGTTTATCAGCACCAGCCCGGAGACCACGGTGGGCACTCCAGAGATCGCAGCGAGCATCACGAAGAGCGCGTTGAGAGGCTTCTCCTCGGGGGCTGTCATGGCCGGACCCTACAGCCTGCAACCGTCAGGAAACGGGTTGCCGGCGGCGTCCACGCAGAAGGGTTCGTTCCAGCCGAGAGGCTGGAGCATCCCCTGCATGAACCCGGTCTGGTGGAGGTAGCTTCCGTCGGGGAACGCCTCGCCGTTGCAGTACGGAGTCACCAGCGCGATGGTCCCCTTGCCTCCCCAGCACCACAGCGCGTCACCGTTCGGGACGTGGGTGTCCGGGGCCGCGTTAGCGGCGGGAGCGAGGAACACGGCTGCCGCTGCGGATGCGGCGGATACTGCAAGGCGAAGCATCGGACCCCCTCAGTCTGTGAAGTCGCTGAGTGTAGCTCAGCTGACGCTGACGTAAGGCGGGTCGTCCTTCCAGGAGAAGACCTCGACGGTTTCGACAACCTCGTGATCATCACCGTAGGACATGCAGTGGTTCCACCGCTTCACCTCGATGTTGCCGTGCTCAGCGCGGATCCCTGCGAGTTGGGCGATGACATCGGAGACGTGCATCTAGTCCTCCTTCCACCAGTCCTGAGGGTCGAACCCGAACGTCGTCGGGTCGAGAAGGAACAGGCGATCCACGTCGATGGGACCGCCGCCGGCCGGCTGGCCGTTGTGCCTCCCCGAGATCTTCCGGGGAGAGTGATCTGGACTCCACCGGTAGGAGAAGCTGTAGAGCCAGTGGACCCGGATGACACGCCCCTCGATCGCGAACACCCTCCCGATCTTGGTGTCCCCGCCCTCGTTGGCGTTCCTGCCGACCCATGAGCCGATCTGGATCTCCTGGCCGAGCCAGTTCCTCACCGCGAGCCTCCGTAGGTGATCTGGCTGCCGTCTGGCAGCTCCATCACCCTCGAACCATCCGCGTGGACACGCCAGAGAGGGTCGACCACCAGGAAGCTGACGACGTTGCGGTTCCACTCGTCGGTGCGCGGGATCCCGTTCGGGTAGCGCATCTTCTTCTTCGGCCGGCGGAACAGCCGGCTCAGGAATTGCTTCATCGGTTCTGCTCCCTCAGGTAGGCGTCCACCACACCGGCAAGGCCGATATCCCGGTGGCGAGCCTCGGGGTCGTACCAGTCGAGGAACTGCATCAGTTCTTCCTTCACTTCGGCCTCCTTAGGCCAAGAGCTTCACTAACCTTGCGGCGCTTGGGGTATCGATCGACAGGAGCCTCAGGAGGTATCTCCACACAGTCGAACGAGATCTGCATACGTGGGTTGGTCCGTGCGTCGAGCCAGTGGAGCTTGATTGGGCTGCCCAGGGCGAGCTTCCGTCCCGCGTACTCGACCGTGTAGTCGCTGGTGACGACCAGAACAGGATCAGCCATCAGCGACCCACCAACGCGTTCCACACTCGACGCCAGCGCGGCGTGGTGCGACCGTGTACGTAGTCGTGGATGAGATGAGCAAGTCCCTCGCTAGCCTTGAAGTCCCAGTCCAACCCGGTTTCCGGCAGAAGCAGTTCGACGTTGAACCGATCCGGCCCGCCGAGGCTGCAGTGCATGTTCCAGCTGGCTATCTCGACTTGGCTCATCGCTGTCCCTCCTCTTCGAGTCGGTCTTCTAGTTCTCGGATCTGCTCGCGCAGACCTTGGTTCTCCAACAGAGCCTCAGCGAGCTGGCCCTGAGCTAGATCGTTTGCGCTGTCCTTGCTTTCGGCCTCGTTCACCGCGTCGTGCAAACGGCGGATCAGATCGGGTATGGCCCCGTGCAAGCCGCAGATGAAGTCCGCATCTTCTTCCATCTCCACCCGGCCGACGAACCCCTTGATCTGCTTGTCCCCAACCTGTTTCACCGACCAGATCGTGTAGTCGTGTAGTTGGTTGCCGGCGGCGTCCACCGACCTCGCAGGCATCCAATGGTCGGTCTCTGCGCCTGTGGTTTTCGACCACTGCTGGTATAGGATGTCGAAGAACTCGTGGTCTTCCTTCTCGTACATCAGATGTACTCCTTCATGATTCGGTCGAACTCAGCCAGTTCGAGTTCGTAATCCAGCTCGACCACGAACCCCGTCTGCCACCAGGTGTCGACGTGCTCATCCCGGTAGACCACCCACGGGTATCCCTCTCGGGTGCCTAGGAAAGTCGTTGTGCCAACTAGGAACTCCACCGTCAGCCGGTTGACGTCGTCGTGACCACCAGGCTTGAACTCGATACCGTCCTTGGCGATGAACCAGGGCAGCTCCCAGCCGTCGAAGTAGACGGCTCGGTCGGTGACCCGTACGTCAGGGGCGGTCATCAGGTGTCTGCACGTACGGCATCAGGTCAGCGACGAACCGCAGGAACGGCAGCTCCTTAGGAGCGCCGGCCGGCTTCATGTCGTCGGGGATGGTGAACACCTCGAGGGCACCCTCACCGCTGATCGGGCTCGGCATGATCGTCCCGAGCTTGCCCAGCTCGTAGAGCGCCTGACCAATCAGATCCTCGGTCACCCCGTTCGGGGCAGGTAGGGCTACACCGGCTTTCATCAGTCAGGCACCACGCTTAGAGCGTCCCGAGGCACCTCGAAGAACGGGTTGGCTCCGTCGAATGAGACCGCGATTCCGCTCGTTGAGATGCACCCGTAGGTTGCCCCGTGGAAATCCTGAACCGTCTCCCCGACCTCGAGATCCTTGGGCAGCCAGTGGCATTCGGCGGTCGTGACCGCTCGTTTCAGCCGGTACTTCACTTAATTCTCCTTGCGTATTGAAATTCGAGCTTCGACATGTGGATGTCCTTCTGCTGCTTTGTCTCCCACTGGTAGCACCACACGTAGCCGTCTTCGTCTACGTCGTGAATAGCCCAGTACTTCCCCTCATAGAGGGCGTACAGTCCCTCGAACTCACAGGGAAGAGGCATCAACTCGTCCTTCGTGTTGGATTGCCAACAACGTGGCCTCTACGAGAACGAGGTTGTGTTCGATGAGCTCGATAGGTAGAGGGTCTTCTTCCGTCCCGAAGTCAACGGTCCCCTCGTAAGTGGTGGTCAGCCTCATAGTCCCCATGAGGGGGTGCCCGACCTTATAAGCCACCTCTGCGACCCGCTCTTTGATGCCGATGAGATCTCTTTGTTCAGCCCAGATCTCGCGGGATACGACGAACTTCACCTTCAGCTCTTTCGCTTCTCCGATAATGGTCACGCAGCTTTCAGTAGGTACGGGTCTGTGATGTTCGGACGGTCTTCGTCCTTGACGTAGAGCGAGCCCCAGGAGCGGCCACCGACCTCCGGGTCGGTGCCGATCATCACCGGACCCATGCGCTCCTGCATGAGCCGGCCGATCTCCTGGGCACCCCACTCGGCACGCTCAGCTGGCAGTGAGGCGACGACTTCGTCGTGGATAGGCAACCGGAGGTACGGGGTGAATCCAGCCTCGTGGAGGCGAATCAGCGCCCTGCAGGTCACATCCCGCGACGACGACTGGATCATGTAGTTCAGCGCCGAGTAGGTCCGCGACTTGTCGACCGGCAAGCGCCGGCCCATAGCGTTGACGATGTATCCGTCCCGTCCAGCCTTGACACCGAGCTTCTTGCCGTAGGCAGCTACGCCGGGGTAGGTCTTAGCGAACCCCGCGAGGACTCGCTTGGCCACCGGTACCGAGATCTTCGCCTGCTCCGAGAGAGCACCAGGCCCGCCGCCGTAGACCGTGAGGAAGTTGGCCATCTTGCCGACCTTGCGCTCCACATCCGAAGCGTCAGCGGTGATCTGGTGAAGATCAGCGTTCGCCTGGAACGCTGCGATCATCGTCTCGTCTCCGCTGAGCGCCGCGAGGACGCGCAGCTCCTGGGTCTGGTAGTCGATCGAAGCCATCAGGTGCCCCTCGTCCGCGAGGAAGCATCGACGCACCGTCCAGTCGCCGGCTGGCAGCGTCTGCGCCGGGATGCCGGTGATCGACATTCGAGATGTCCTCGCCTGCAGCGGGTTGACGAACGTGTGGCACCGGTCGTCTGCGTCCCTCACGTCGAGGAACTTCTGGACCCAGGTCTTCCGCCACTTCCCGAGCTTCTTGGCCTCCTGAATGATCGCCGCCAGCTCGTTGCCCTCGTCGTTGAGCTTCTGGAGCATCTCGTCGTTGACCTGACGCTTCCCAGACTCGGTGCGCCCCAGGATCTTTACGCCGATACCCTCAAGAGCATCGGCAGCCTGGTCGATCGAGTTGACGTTCTCCAGACCGTACTCGGTGAAAGCGATTGCGTCCCAGACGCTCTTCTCGTACAGCCACCGCTCGGACAGCTGCTGGGCGTACTCCACGTCGAGCTTGAAGCCGCGCCGATCGATGTATGAGCAGATCTCGGAGATCTTGTGCTCGTAGGGAACCAGGGAACGGGAGACCTCGGGAACCAGAGGTGCCAGCTTGCTGCAGAGTCGTGCGGTGAAGATCGCATCCATCCCGGCGTACTTCAGGTACTCCGGGTGGAACAGGTCGATGGTCGACCAGATCTTGGCCTTGGTCGTCTTGTGCTCCTTGGCCAGCTTGACCATGAGCCCCTTGACATCCTCAGCTTGCTGCTTGTCGATGAACTTGGCGATCAGCTCCTCGAGCTTGTGCCCGAACCCGCCCTTGCCGAGGGGCCGCGGGTCGATCAGCTTCGCCAGGATCTGGGTGTCGAGGATCCTCGGCCAGACATCCTCCATCGGGAGGTGCAGCACCTGCTCGATCACCTGGAGGTCGTAGGAGGCGTTCTGCATGACGATCTTGTCCAGAGCGTCGATAGCGTCGACTGCCGCCAGACAGAACTCCGGGCCTAGCTCGATGGGAACCACCCAGGCTTCGTCCTGAGTACCGAACTGGACGAGGCGACAGCGGAAGCTGTCGCTGTAGATGTCCAGCCCGGTCGTCTCGGTGTCGACTGCGAGGCAGTTCAGATGAGCCCGGATGAAGTCGCCGAATCCGTCCAGATCCTCTGGTCGTTCAACGACGTTGATGGTGACGAGGTCTCCAGTGACCTCATGCCGCAGCTCGATCATGTTCCTCCTACAGGTATCCGGGGCTGACGTAGAGGTGGCTCATCATGGCCTTCAACAGGGCGTCCGACTGCTCCTTGTCCCTGGTCGCTTTGAGAGACTTGGCCGCTGCCAAGATCTCCAGTGCCAGTTCGTGATCCACGTCGAATACGACGCGAACCAGGCCCTTCTCGAACAGATCGTCGGTCTCGTTGGTCAGCGTGTAGATCATGCGTACGGATTCCTTTCGACTCGGACACAGGAGTGACGGCGGTTGGTGTAGTCCTGGTGAATGATCGGACCACCAATCTCCTTGTTAGCCTTGCCGTCTGCGTAGTACAGGACGGCGATCAGGTTGTGCTGCCAACAGGTCATCATGTTGTCGCCAAGGGAGATGGTCGCCTGATCGGTGGCGTTCTTGTACCGAACCGAGTTCTCATCGATCTCCCCGATCTCCTTCATCAGGTTGATGACCTCACGGCGGTGGTTGACGGCCTGAACATCCATCGGCAAGGCGTCGTCACGGGGGACCATGAGGACAGCTGAGATGCGGTCGCTCATCAGTGGTAGATCCCTCTCACGGTTCGGGAGATGGTCGAAGAGTTCACGCCGAAGTACTCAGCAAGATCCGACTGCTTCATGCCGCCCCGCCAGGCGGCGCGGATGTCCTTTACCTCTTGCTCTGTCAGCTTCTTGCGGTTCGGGCGCTGAGGTCCGACGGGGAAGTGCTGACCCTTAACGAAGGCCTCGCCGAAGCTGCGGCGAGCAACCGCGAGTTGGCCGTTGAGCGACGTGTTGGCGTCCTGCAGGGACTTGACGGACTGCAGCAGCTTGCCGTTCTCTCGGAGGACGTGTTCGATTCCCTCAACCAGGGTTTCGACCCGCTCTCTGATCTCGGCGATGGCGTTGGTCATCGGCTTCCCATCTCTGCGCGCATACGTTCGTACTCCTCTTCGGACAGGTGGTAGAACTCGAGTACCTTGTCCCAGTTGTAGTTTCGGGATGAGCCGTCATCGAACGCGAGGACCAGCACACCCTCTCGCTTGTCGAGAATTGGCTCGGCGGCATACACCAGCTGCATGCCGTTATCTAGGGTGAGCAGCGTGGCGCGTTGCCCCACTAGCTGCTCTCGGTCTTGGTACGCGCGATCGCTGCGTTAGCCCAGAACATGGCCTCTTCGAGCTTGGTGATGGCGAGCGCCTTCTCCCGGCCGTTGGGCAGATTCTGGTCAAGGAACATTGCGGCGGAACCGATCTCGGTCCTGACGTTCTGGTGCGCGTTGCCCTTTTCCACCGTCGCAGGGTGGAAGGTGAATCGATTGACGATGTCCGCAGCAGACTGCGGTGTGGTGTAGCTCATTTCTCTCCGCTCAGAGTTGTTGAGGTGGAGGAGGGGCCGAAGCCCCTCCCCCGGTTGGCTGTCAAGCTGACGGCCGGCTAGTTCCGATCGGGGAACTGCGCCTTGCACTGCTGGTCTCGCGGTGCCGTACACGAGAAGAGCTGGTACGGCTTGCCGGAAGACTTGGAGACACCCGACTTGAACACCATCTCTCCGTGCGCGCAGTACCGCTTCTGTCCACCAGGGGCCTCCTGGGATGCCTGCGGTGTGTTGGACTGAGCCTGACCGCCTCCGCTGGCCGGCGCGGGAGCGCCACCGCCCAAGCTGGCGTAGTGGTCGTTCATCTTCTTCGTGCGATCGAAGAGGGCGAACCACTTCTGGCCCTGATTCAGCTCCGCGAGCGCTGCCGCGTCGACACCAAGGTCGATCAGCGCCTCGGTGACGCTGGTGTACTTCGGCACGATCCAGGGGTAGCCGAAGCTGCCATCGCCCTTGAACGTGACCGAGAGATCACCGTTGGCAGATACCTGAACAGGGGGGCTGGCTACCGCCACGTTGGCTGGAGCGACCACAGGAGCCGGCGCAGGAGCAGGCGGCGGAGCTGCCTGCGGTGCCGGCGCTGGAGGCTCAGGGGCCGCTGCTGGCGCAGGTGCCGAGGCGAATGGATCTGGAATTGACAATTGCTGCCTTTCATTTGATTGGGCATGCGCCGTTGGCGCACTCTTCATCGACGCCGTCGGCGACGGCTCGAGCATCTTGAGACTCGTACTCGTACTTGCTGATTCGCTCGTACGGAGCCTGCGGAAAGGACGCCTCAGGGAAGATCGTGGAACCCTTGATCAGCCCTGCGAAACGCTTCAGGTCTGCTGCAACGTCCACGGCCTCGTACGCATCCGGGTCGACGTTGGCTGTGAAGGACACCGCGTTGTCGGCCCAGCACGTCTGGTACATCGCCTGGAATGACAAGAGCTGGTTGAGCGTCAGGTCATTCGCCGCTTCCACGATGTCCTCGCCATCCCGCCCGTAGCGGTCCACCACGGCCTGCACCAAGGTGTCCTTCGTCGGGATGGACACCACAGCCGTGTTCGGTGCGAACAGGTCGTCCTCGACGTGGTAGCCCTGGTTGACCAACTCAGCCAGCGCCGCGAAGTCGCTGTGCTGGTTGAACCGGATCCGCCGGATGAAGTACTTCGAGAAGATCGGGTGGATCCCCTCGGAGACACCGGGCATCTTGGCGACCGTTCCGGTAGGTGCGATCGTCCGCTTCTTCACCGGCACCGGGATTCGCAGCTCGTGGCAGAACTTGTCGGCTGCCTTATCGACCTCATAGGCCATCTCCCGCAAGAAGCGGAGGAACCGCTTGTCTCCGGGCGCCTGGGAGTACCTACGGCCTGTGAGGGCTAGATAGGACGCAACGCCGAGGTGCCCGACACCGATGCGCCGGTTCCGATCGAGGACTTCCCGCGACTTCGGATCTGCCACCGGGCTGAACGTGGCCCGGATGAGGAACCGCGTCATCAGCCGATGGGCGCGGATCAGATCGATGTAGTCGGTCTTGCCGTTCTCGGTGACGAACGCCGCCAGGTTGATGTGGCCGAGGTTGCACGGCTCCCACGGCTCGAGGGTGATCTCGCCGCAGGGGTTCGTACAGACGACCCGGTTGGGCTCGTTGACGTTGGACAGGGAGCTGTCCCACATACCCGGCTCACCGTTACGGACGGCTCCCTCGGAGAGAGCCTTCATAACGTCCCACGCACCGTGCTTACCGAACAGGTAGTCGCCTTGGTCCGGGCCTTTCACGATCTCCCAGAACTCATCATCAACTTCGACCGAGATATTCGTCGTCCAGTGGCTACCCGACTCTGCTTTGCAGTTGATGAACTGCTGGATCTGGTAGTCCGACCAGTGCATGATCGACATACGAGCCGACCGGCGAACGCCGCCGGCCACGACGCACTCAGCGATCGCGTGATCGATAGCCATCGCGTCCATGCCCGTGAGCACTTCGCCGCTGCGATCCGAGAGGATCTCGGCTACCTTCCACAACATCTGAGCGAACGGCAATGGGCCGCTGGCGAATCCGCCGAACGTCTTGAGCTTCGCCCCAGCCTTGCGGATGCGACTCACGTCGTAGACGCGCTGGAAGTGGACCGTGTCAGGTCGGTAGTGGGTGTCGATCAGGTCGACCAGCGCAGCCGCCCAGCCCTCCCGCGAGTCTTCGATCGGGAACGCACCAGGCCAGTCCGCGTCGTACGAATCAGAGATCAACCCCTGATCGACCATCGACATGTAGTTGGGATGATCTGGGTCGCAGACGATCTCGACCCGAAGCGGGTGTACGACAGCCGGGTAACCCTCGAGGTAGTGGTTGGAGTAGTTCGCACCGACTCCCCCGCCCTCCATCAGGCGCAGGAACGTGAACTCGAAGTGGTCCGAGATCTTCTCAGGCCAGCCGGCTACCCAGCAGTTGAAGAGGTGCTGGGCGTTCTTAACACCGCTCGCCCACAGGTGGCGACCGGCGGGCAGGAGCTTGAACTCAGTGATGAGTCGAACCAGCTCGTATCGCTCTCCGACATCCTGGTATCGCTCGGGGACGAGCGCCAGGTTGCCGTCGACCACTCGAGCGACTGTCTCGGGCCAAGTTTCCTTGGAACCATCAGGCTTCGTCCGGGCATAAGTCCGGTTGTAGACCAGCTCACCTGTTGGCCCCCAGGGTATTTCGGATGTCACGCAACCCCTTTCAAGTGTCGCTGCCTGTAGTCCTTCATTCCGTATCCGGGGGTGAAGACCCCGCCCACGTACATCTCGAGATCGTCCTGGGACCAGTTCTCCAAGCGCATGCGAGGCTGGTGAGGGAACAGGTCAGGCGTGACCTCGGCCCGGTAGACCTCGGAGCCTGGGCCGTTGAACTCCGGGTCGAAGATGCTCGCCGTCATGCGACGAACTCCTTTCTGAGTGTTGTGGTTTGGTCGCTGTCGAGGAACCGGCCGTTGTCCCCTCGGATCGGCCGGCGATCCTTCGTCATCGCGCACAGAGGTATCGGCTCGTCACCGACGGCGATCAGGCTCATCGCCATGTCGCCCGTCGGATCTGAGTGGCCGTCCCCCTGGGCCTTTCGGCCCTCAGGGAACACCGCGTGTCGACTGCCAGGGCCTTCTGAGACGTTCCCGTCAGCGTCTACGCCGGCTGTGATCACGATGATGTTGACGTGCTCGGTCAGAGACTTCACAGCCTTCTTGAGCAGCGACTGCGCCGCCGAGTTCTGTGCCGGAAGCACCCCGTCCTCGTAGCGGCTCTTGACCGCCTCGGCCTGGCCGGCGTTCTGAGCTGACAGCGACTCCATCGCCAGCGGCAGGATGTCGACCAGATACCGGTTGGTGGACTCCCCGGATAGCGCGTCTCTCACGCTCTCCGACGAATAGAGGTTGCGACCGTTGAACTCGTTGCTAGCCAGCATCTTCTGGCTCAGCATCTGCAGCGCAGCGTGTCTCACGATGCGATGTGCCTCAGCTCCGCTGACCGAAGCTAGCTTCCGCCGAGCTGACGGCCTCTCGAGGTACCAAACCCACAGATCGTTGGTCAGCTCTACGTCGTCGTTGAACTCGCCCTTCCAGGCGACCAGAGCAGACCGTGCAGCTTTCTTGAACGCCCGGTCGATCTCCTCGCTCAAGGCATCACCTGCTGCAGGTACTCCTCCCGACTCACGTGGTCGAAGCTGATGCCACGGGTGACCTCCTCCGCGAACACATCTCGGATCTCGTCAACAGAGATGTGACTCGACCGCGCACCCCGATGCAGGATCGGCAGCTTGTTGGCTGTCAAGTTTCAGACCTTCCAGGTGTAGCCGTCGACCATGAACTTGCCGTGTTCGATCGGGATGATCTCGGGCTTGACGTGATTGCCGTCGATCGTCAGGATCCCGAATCCCTGCTGCCAGTTCGCCGTTCCGCCCTGGAGGTAGGTGGCCATCTTCATCGACATCAGGTTGCCGACCTCCATACCCCACAGCGACTTGGTGATGTCGCCGCCGTAGCCCTTGCTCTCAGGCTTGAGGGCGAGGCGATGGGTATGGCCCATCACGACCGACGTGTTGAACCGGATAGCCGCGTTGAGCGCGGTGTCCCCGGCTTTCTGCGTCAACCGGATACCACCACGGTGGCCGTGGGTGGTGACCCAGCCCGGTGCGATCTTGTTGAACTCAGGCAGCACCTCGATGCCGAAGCCGTCGAAATCCAGCAGAGCTTCCATCTTGAACTGGTCGGCGAACTCGACCAGAGCTGGAGCGTACTTCTCCAGGTAGTCGAACGGCCGGCGGTCGTGGTTGCCCTCGTGTACCTTGATCGGCCCCTCGAAGACCGCACGGAGCGGAGAGAGCAGACGCGTCTTGGCCTGCTCCGAATCCGGCTTGATCCGCTGCTGGAACTCCAGCGCCGAGCCCTTCGTCCAGCGCGACGGAGACGGAAAGTCCATCAGGTCGCCGATGTGGATGACCTCGTCGGGCTGGTAGTCCCCGATGAACTCGATGACCTTGGCCATGGCCTTCCGGTCATCGAAGGGGATCTGGGTATCCGAGATGACGACGATGCGCTTCGTCAACTAGAGCACCTCGGTGAACGGTGCTCGGGGCTGCACGTAGTCCCCGCTAACCGGGTACAGTAGGTACTCCGCGTGCTCGTGGTCTCGCGTGAACTCGATACCCCGACTGTCGATAACCGTAACGCTCTCGCCTTTCGGCACCTGATCGTTTTGCTCCCACACGCGGGGCTCGACAACCTCAGCGTCGAGGATGTGGGCCTGCGAGGCCCAAATCTCCTCGTAGCAGCGCACCGCCAAGGCGAGGTAGCCGGCTCCGTCGACATAGGAGTCGCGATGGATGACCTCTGGGGTGTCCAGCGCACTCTTGGCACGTGAGATCTTCAGCAGCGCCATCAGATTGGCCACATCCATAGCCGTCAGCGACACGCCTCCGATGTAGGCAGACCACAGGTCTGCGATGCGCTCGAACGACTTGATCGCCTCCCCGTAGGTCTGCTGGCGGTCGCCGTTGATGAGTCGTTCGGCTTCTTGCAGAACAGATTCGGTCACAGACCAGTCTCCGATGCGGTGTAGTAGTCGATCAGCTCTTGGAGCTTCTCTGGGTTGTCGCCCACGATGGGCGTGTGGATGTCGTCAACCACGACGGGAACCATCCGGGCCTTGAGCACGTCGATGACGTAGGTCTTGGCCTCAGCGTTCTTCGTCAGGTCGACGTAGTCGAACTTCACCCCGGCGTCCTCGAGCTTCTTGACCGCGACGACGCAGTACTTGCAGTTCGGTTGGCCGTAGACGGTGACGGGTGCGAACATCGTTCTCACGGCAGCACCTCAGTGAAGGGAGCCCGCCTGTTCAAGAAGGTGTTGTCCGGGTTCTGTTCCCCTCCGTCCCAAATGATCACCCCGTCCTCTACACCCAGGTCCATGTATCGGACACCTTCTTCGAACTTCCAGTAAGTGGGGTACTGGTTGTCGGTTACAACGACCCCCTCAGGGACTTCGTCCAGAGTAGAAAACACTCGAGGCTCCATCAGATCCTTTCCAGCAGAGCCGATTTGCCCCGCGCTGTTACTAGTGAGTTGACATCCTCGCCGTCTGGCATCGGGATGATTCGTGCGTTCGGCAGCGTCTTAGCCACCTGGTGTGCGAAGTCCATGCCGGCGTCGTCGCCGTCGGCCAGGATGTTCACGTTGCGGTAGCCGAGGAACAGCTCCCGCATGAACGGCTTCCACATCTGCGAGCCGGCCAGCCCCACCGAGGGTATGCCGGCCAATTCAGCTGTGATCGTGTCGATCTCGCCCTCGCAGACGGCCATATCCCGCGAGTAGCGGGTCAGGGCCTGGGTGTTGTAGATCCGGTTCTTCTCCCCCGGCATCGACAGGTACTTCGGGTCACGGCCATCGAGCCGGCGATACCGGATCGAGGCCACGGACCAACCGCGCCAAGCAGAGTGGCGCATGTACGGGATGGCCAGGCACCCCCGGTACATTTCATGACCAGGGAGTGGATCGGCCACGAACCCCAGGCCGAATTGAGTTGCGCCGAGGACTCCCCTGCTCGCCAAATACTCGGCGGCTGGGCTTCCTGGCAGGCTTCCCCGGTACCTTGTAGTGGCTTCCCACAGATAGGCTCTCTGCGATTCGGACAGCCTCTGCAAAACTCACCTCCTTCTCTTCGTGTCGGATGATCGAGATCACGTCCCCGCGCACGCTGCACCCAAGGCAGTTGAAGCCCTGGTTGTCGTAACTGACTGCAGCAGAGGCGTTCTCCTCGCCGTGGAACGGGCACAAGCACTTGTTCCACTCGTGCCGGTCCTCGGGAGGTTCCCAGTCCGGGTAGTAGCGAAGGATCGCTAGCGCGATCGGTGACTCAGAGGACACCGGGCTTCCGTTTCTCGAAGATGACCGTTACGCCGTCCTCAAAGTCGTTCGTGATTCGCGTTACCACACGAACGTGGCTGGGAGCGTGGATGGTTACGGTGTCGTTGACGTGATCAACCGATATCTGCAGCGAGTCGTTGACCCCGTTAGCTGTCAAGGTGATCCCCTCAGTCTGTCAGCCTCGATGGGAGCAATACGCTCCCCGAGCACCTGGACGGCCGGCGGATTGGCTAGGTACGCGATGGCCCTCTTGAAGAATTCGGCGCAATCCCGCGCCCAGCCGAGGGTGTACTTGTTGCACATAGTGCACAGGAGCCCTCGCACCACGCCTGTTTTGTGGTCGTGGTCAACGGAAAGCCTCTTGGCTTTACCGTTGGCTCGCTGACAGATGTAGCACCTGCCTCCTTGGAACTCATAGATCTCCCAGTACTCTTCCGCCGTGATCCCGTACGTGGCAAGGATTCTCGCCGCCCACGATCCCGAGCTTGCTTTTCGCTTCTTAGCTCGATGATGCGTATCGCAGCGGGGGCCGGGAACGAGCTTGCCTCGGATCGACTTGAGTTTGCGCTTGGTGGTTACGCCCTCTTTGACGCAGTCAACGCAGGGCTTTGTCGTGCGAGTTGACGACTTCCTCGCTACAGGCACACTTCTCCCTTCGTCGCTGTTCGACGTGGATCGCCCAGGAGAGCATCACCAGGGGCCAGATGATGAACTCCCAGACGAACCAGATCCCGTCAGGCACAGCGCCCATCAGGAGATCATCCCAGCCACCCACAACCGAGAGATGAGCTTGACCGGCTTGCTGACCTTGCGGACGACTTCCTCAGCGGCCGGCTCATCGCCGCCCTCGAGGTACAGGCTCGCTATCTCGAAGCCGAGGAGCTTGAGCGACAGCCTCACTGGACTGGAATCGTGATAGTCGTGGTAGTGGTCGGCCCGCAGATCTCACTCGTTATTCCGGTTAGTGCGAAGCCAGCCAGGGCAGCCGCCACCAGGAAGCCAACTAGAACTCCCCACCAGAAGTCCTTCACGGGTGCCATCCGTAGAAGCCGTTGACCGCCCCAACGAACAGACCCAGGTGGTAGGTCACCTGGAACAGCAGGAAAGAGACTAAGAACCTCACGCGACCCAACGCTTCGCCATGCGGTCGATGTTCAGGTCAGAGACGTTGCCGGCGAGGGTCGGCACCAAGACCTCGACGGTGGCCATCTGGTGGCGGTAGATGCCGTCCTGGCCCTTCTTGACGTTCTTCACGCGGGCCTCGCGGCGGGCGGTGCTGGGGATCTCGAGCCGCTCGTGCTTGGTCTCGATGATCAACGGCTTGTTGGGATCCGGCGAGTTGGGGTCGATGGACTTCTGGGTCCACGACGCCGGGACTCGCTTGAGCAGGCTGCCCAGGATCTGTAGATGCAGGCCAGCCTTCTTGGGCATGGAGTTCGGGGTGGTCATCGTTGTGATTCCTTTCGGTTAGCTGTCAAGGTTGATGCAGAGCAAGGTGCGCCCGAGTAGCGGAGTTTCTCCCACCAAACGCCAACAGCCAATGGGCTGTTGGCTTGACCGCGTTGGTTACCGGCTATTCGCCGTGGGAACTCGGGCCTGAGCCGGGTCTACGGCCGATCGAAGTTCGGGACGATCGCCTCGGGCTTGAAGATCACCCGGTAGTGGTCGGTCGACACCGTGGTACCGGTGGTCTGCTCCACGAACACCGTGACGTTGTCGCTCTGGCGCACAACGTGCTTCACCAGCGCGCCGTCATCGAGCTTGCAGATGATCTCGGTCTTCAAGTCTGGGTACTCGAGCGAGCACTTGCCCTCCACGATCAACAGGTACTTGTCGGTGAAGGTGTTGACCGCGACGATGCGACGGCTGACCTCAAACTGCTCCGACGCCTTGGAGATGTTCGCCGAAGCTACATCAGCGTCGGTGTCTGTGCATCCGGCCAGGCCGAGCGCGAGAGCGACAGCGGCGACAGTGGTGGCGATGATCTTCTTCATGTAGGTGGGTTCCTTCTAGTCGAGCTTGTTGGCGAGGGCGGTCAGGGCGACACCGAAGGTGTAAAGCACCCCGGCGAGGCTGAGTGGGATCCACAACGGGGCGGCGACCCACAGCCACGACCAGTCGATGACGCTGGTGAGCTTGAGGACCATGAAGACGATGAACAGGATCGTTCCGATACCGATTTGCATTGCGCTACTTCCTACTTGGTGGGGGTGATGCCGGTGACGAGGGTCAGGGCTTCGCCCCAGGTAGATCCGGTGTCCTGAGCGAGCTGGATCGCACCGAGCTTGCTGACGGCAGCAGGGTCGTCACTGTCGACGCCGACCAAGTCGAGGATCCTGCTTGCTTGGATGCTCGACCATCGGTTCAGGTTCTCGTAGGTGACGCCTGGCACTTCCTTCAGGGTCTGCTGGGTGATGCCGTGCTTCTCGAAGGCGTGGCCGACGATGCAACACGGGGTGGCGTTCGGGTTGAAGTACCGGCACTTCGCCTTGGTGTCTGGCTGCTCCGTGCCCAGCTCGATCACGGTATTGAGGAGTTCAGATGCTGTGGTCATTCGCTACTTTCTGTTAGCTGTCAAGTTCCCGCTAGAACTTGAGATCTTCGATTTGCATAGTGCTGCCAGTGAACTCAAGTTCGGCGTAGTCCTGACCACTGGCGTCAGACTTGCCACCACGGTTCTTGACCGTGGAGACCCGCAGAGACGAGGTGTCGCTGTACGGATCGGTTTCTCGGTGGAGCGTGATGATCAGCTCGGGTACACGCCCGATCTGACCTTTGATGCCTCCCAACGGGATTGGCTTATCCCCGTCGTTGTACTGGCCGGTGACGTGGTGAAGCCCCACCACGCTGGCCCCGGTTTCCCGGGCCATCTCGTGGAGGTAGTCCATCAACGCTTCCAGCCCCGAGAACGGGTCGTCCCCGTCGCTACTCTCGGTTCGGACGTTGGTGATGTTGTCCACAACGATCAGTGCCGGGTAGTCCTCGTACAACGCGTCGTACGCCGACAGGCAGTCCTCGATCACGTCGAGGTTGGGAGATGCCTTGTAGTTGAACCGGATTGGTAGAGCGTCCAGCTCATCGCCGAGGGAGCCGATGTCCTCGTTGAGGACAGCCTGCGATGACTTCTCGAGCGACCACCCGCTGATGATCGACAGCGAACGGGACAACTGGGTGAACGCATCCGAGTCAGCTGAGAAGTAGAGGGTCGGTACCTTCGACTTCAGAGCGTAGGCGAGGACGAACGCAGACTTGCCTGTGCCTGGGCCAGCGCAGACCAGGCCGAGCTGACCCCGCACGAACCGCGTGCCACGAGCCTCGAGAGCGTTCCACACCCCCGGAAGCGGCTCGCCGGCCGAACCCCGGATGAAGAGGCTTTGACGTGGCGTATACACCTATCCAAGGATCCCGATATCGCGGAGGCGACCGATGATGTACTGCCGGCCCTTCGGCGTGATCTTTCCGGTCACGTTGATCTCGCCGGTCCTCGGGTTTGGCCACTTGTCGTTCAGCATGTAACCGTTGTCGGTGGCGAAGGACCGCGCGTTGGTGCCCGGATCTCGGATCATGCCCCAGTCGCGCATGTAGCTCAGGAGGGTGTTCTGCCCCAGCCCAACCTCGTGAGCGAGATCTCTTGCGAGGATGCAGGTCTCGATGCCCTTCGGACGCAGCCGAACGACGTTTCCTACGTAAGCTTCGGCAACACGCTCCACCAGCTCATCCTGTTTTCCGTCGCGAACCCGATACGGGCCAATGGGGTAAGCAACCGTTCCTCGAGATGCGGTCTCCACCATCACATCTGTCGGGAACAGGAGGTCATCCCAAGATGGGTGGACCCAGGGCTTCCCTTCCCGTCTGATAGCTCCAAGACCCGCCAAGGTCTTCAGCACCTCGCGCGGAGGTGTTCCGGTGCGAGCAGCGATAGCCTCGCGCAGCTCCCAGACGAGCTGCCCGCCGTGGTTGTTCTCGGCTACGGACGCCGACAAGGCGCGTGGCTTGAGTTCGGTGACCTTCGCTTCGGCCTCTGCCAGCTCGAGGTCTCGCATCTCCAGAATCCGGGTGGCCTCCACCAAAGCGGCAGAGATCAACTCTTGTCCGGTCAGCGGCTTGGACACCTCGGCCTCGCGGGTCTTCACCACGAAGTACTGGATGGCTGCGGCGACCTCGGGCTTGCGACCGTCGCCCATCAAGGCGACGTGGTACGCGCCGTAGCGGGTCAGAGCGAAGTCTTCGAGGGTGTAGGTCCGTTCGCCGAATCCCGCCTTGGCCTTATGCTCCGACTGCCCGGAACGTATGTGCTGACCTGCATCGATGCCCTGGGCAGCGATCGCCAGGGAAGCTCGGCTAATAGCCTCGCGGAACATGTCCCACTTGCTGTACCCGAGCGGCTCCATCAGGTCTCGCGCGGTCCACCACTCCTTGCCGGCTTTGGTCACCCGGCGCTTGCCATCGAAGGGGCTCGTAGGGGGCTGTGCGCCGCCCTCGTCGTCGGAAGGGAATGCGATCTCTGCAATGCTCATTTCTTGCCTTTCGTTTGTGTTAGCTGTCAAGGTTGGTTCAGAAGGGTGGGCCGTAGGTTCGGATGATCAACTCTTCGATCTCCTCAACGGCGTCGTAGATGTCGAAGCAGTCGATGCTCTGGGGCATCTTCGACAGGATCGCGTTGACCTGACTCCTGATGTCTGGAGCGTCGTCGTTAGCTGTCAAGGCAGCGTGATGAGTGCGTCATGGATAGGTCGATGGGCTCGGCCAGCGCTGGCCTCGTCATCGACATCCTTCTGCAGCTGCTTCATCAGCCGGGTGGCCGGAATCGAGGGGAACACCTTCAACAGGGCCGCTCCCCTGCGTCCGGTGCGCGGAACCCGGAGAACGCCGCCTGACTCGTGCGGGGCGATACTCGACCGCAGCGAGACGTGGTTGGGATCCCAGGGCCGTGGGTTGTCCGGGTTGTACCGATCGGCCGTAGCCGCCGTCATGCCTTCTTCTCCTCGTTAACCGAGGGTCCTTCGACACCTTTGGTGCCGACGACTGTGTGGGCCAGCTCCTCGGGCACCTGGCCGGTGCCGTAGAACGGGCTGTACTGGTAGCTCATAGCGTGTGCTTCTCTCCGTCGATGGTTGCGACTCTGATGACCCGGTCTGGGTAGAGCCGTTTGTGCTCCTGGCCGAACCTCATCGCCGCCGCGTCCGAAGGGAACGCGTAGGTGTTCGGCTGAGATTGGACGTGCCAGGCAGGCAGCTCTGGTGCCGCGCCTATCTGGACCCAGGCGTACTCGCCGCCGGGTCTCACGAACCCGACGCCTTCTTGGAATACCGCCACACCCAACGGTGTGGTGGTTACTAGGGCTTCATCTCTCTTTGCCATATTTATCGCTCACTCTTCAAGTACGCGCCCTTCGTTAGCTGTCAAGTTGTCAGCCACGAAAAACTGGACATGAGTAGTTCACGTCACAGAATCCGCACTTGTCAGCCTCCGGGTCGGCCTCGAACTCGCCGGCCTGGATCTTCTCCTCGACCTCGAGGAACCTCTGCGTGACAGCTTCGAGGTTCCATTCGGTCAGGTCGTACGGATCGGTGACGACCGCCTTCTTGCCCTTCGGGCCTGCCATGTAGTAGTCACCAGAGGTGATCACAACTCCGTAGAGCACCCACAGCGCGAGGGCGTAGACGCCGAGCTGGAAGTCGTCACCTGGCTTCTTCCCGGTCTTGTAGTCCCGAACCCTCAACTCTCCGTTGACGACAACGACAGCGTCGATGAATCCCCGGACGCGGATACCTCCCAGCACGATGTCGAACGACAGCTCGATCGCGGGCTTCGAGGGCTTGCAGTCGCAGTCCTTGATGTGGATGACCCGCTCCTCGTCGGTGACCTCCACCGTGAAGTTCGCCTCGTCGCTCACAATGCAGCGATCGTCGGTGATCGCAGGAGTCTGCCAAATCTCTTGGCCCTTATCTGATCTCCAGGCCATGAACTTCTCGACCTGCTCGAGCCCGATGTTCCAACGACGCTCGATGTCGGCTTCGCCGTTGTACGGACCAGACCAGAACCACCAGTCGAAGTTCGGGGTCTTGGCGCACAGCTCTCCGATGTCTTTGGCGTACTCCTCCTTGAAGATCTCTTGTGCTCGTTCGAGAGTCACCTCTCGGCCCTCGGCCAGGGCCTTCTCCACGACCTCAGCCACGGTGTGGAACGCGGTGCCTTGAGGTAGCCAAGCGGCCGGCCGTTTCCAAACCTTGTCGATGCGGGCGAGCTTGTACGACATCGGACAGCGGCAGTACTGGTTGAGCTGCGAGACAGATCGCAGCGGAAGCTTCTTCGATTCGGTCACCTGATCTGCTGCCGTCGATCATCGGATAAAGCGCACATTTCGGATAGCAGAGGTTGACCGGGACCTGCGAGCTGGTACACCACCCACTCCGCCGTCCCGTGCATCATCTCAGGATCGTCCTTGATCGTTTGAAACAGAACCTCCTGTCGGTCAGCTTTCAGCAGAAGCTGGCGAGCTGGATCCCACCAGGGGTCAAGGTCGTCAACAAGAGGACTTCGGTAGGCCCACAGCAGAATTGACTTCTTCGTCGGATCGTCTTTTCGCCAAACTTCGCAGCTCTGAACCTGAAGAAACGCGAACCTTTCAACTAGTAGAATCGGGTCGGAGTGGTCGATGCCTTCGAAGATCTGGGCGAAACGGGCTAGTGGCACTGCAGTTTTCCTTCACTGGGTAGGGCTAACCGCCCTGGGTTTCGTGCGGAGACTCACCCGGCTTATAGCGCCAGATGCGCTTCCCTTCGGGAGTCAAGTTGGTGAACTCATTCACCCTGATCAGCAGGTGGTACCCATCGATCTTCGGATCACGAGGGCGGTAGGCGAAGCCTCCGTTAGGGGCGACCTTCGGAGTGGGCGGAATGTTGGGATCGAACTCAACGACCCAGTCGTTCTCCCGCATCCTGTTTAGCCACGACTTATATCGCTTGATCTTGGACTCACTCATCCCTCGACCACCGGTGGCCATGTACTCACCGTGGTCTCGAAGCCGTTGGAACGCAACCGAAGCGCCCTGCGCCCTGGTGGTCTCCCACGGCCAAGCCTTGTCTACGATCTGGCGTGTCGACATGAGACCTCCATAGGTCGTCTTGTGCCAAGATACGGCCTGCCTGCTGACACCGTGCATCTCTGCGATTTCTGTCTGGTTTAGTCCCGCCTTTCGGTAAGCCTCGATGGTGCTTAAATCCAGCGGCCGATAACTCGCCGGATTCCTTTTGCCGCTCATGATTCCTCCATGAGAAAGGTAGAGATTGAATAGCCCGTCAAGGGCTATCGTAGTTGACTGTCAAGTCCTTCGATCCTTCTATTCGAGCGTGTCGCTGCGGCCCCCAGGCGCTCGGACACTAAGCTCCAGTTGATGACGGAGCCCCCTCCACCCAGTGGCTCCGGTCGTTTGCATGGCTAGTTAATCGAACCTTTCCCCTGTCGTAAATAACGAACAGGCAGCAGCCCCCGCTGTTACCCGTGTTTCCTGCGAGTTTCCTGTGACTTAGTGACCGAGATCACTTTTAGCATACCCCTCCAAGCCTTCTGACCTGGGACAATGCATGCCTTGATGTTGAATGCACGCGTAGTCGACTACTTGTTTTCGGCTCAGGACGGGTCTGCTATAGAGCCGCCGGCATCACCACGATGAGTCCTTCATGAACGGGTTGTCGTCGTCGTACGGCTCGCACCACCAGTCACGTACCCGTCGCCACAGCTTGATCAGCTTTCGCATCAGTCCTCTCCCCTCAGCTCCGCGAAGTAGTGGTGGCTCGCCGATTGGTATGCGCTGTCGAAGTCGATGTCCGCTGAGTCGCATAGGTGCATCAGATCTCCGAGCAAGTCTCCGATCGTGATCTCCAGATCACCGGAATCGCCGACGGTCTCGATGTAGGTCACCAGCGCGGTGGCAGCCCACTGCACGTTGGCGTTGTTGTCGGACACGGGATGGTGGCCGTCGCGGTGCCTCTTGGGCTCCGCAGCGATGCGCTTAAGATCCTCGGTGTCTTCGACCGTCAGGTTGGCCGGGTATTCGGTCATGCGTTGTCTCCCTTGAGGTATCGCTCTAGGTCTTCGATGCGGACGACCGGGTTCCAAGCCGGCTCAGTCGGATTGGAGATGATTCCGCTGCCGAGAGGCAGCCATGCGACGGCGTGGTCCAACTCTTCGTCTTCGTAGTCGAGGGCGTAGCACGGCGTCTTGTTCTCGTCGTCCACCCGGAGCACCTCGATGCCTCGAGCCCTCATGAACGAGTAGACGAGCACCGCCGATTTGATCTCTTGCTCGGTGTCGGCTCGGGTTGCCATCACGCCTCCAGTTTGGTGAGTCGAATAGTGACGCAACCCTCGCGAGTCGAGAGTTGCACCCGCGCAGTGAAATAGCCTCTCCGGGAGACGATCCCCCTATGACCGTGCGCCCAGTGGCCAGGGCTGTTGATCAAGACTTCTGTTCCCGCTACGATCTCGGCTCGGTACTCGCTCTTTGTTGCAGGTGCCATCACACCTCCTCCATTGCTTGTCCCGATGCGAAGTAGAGCGGCCAGTCGACCAACTCTCTGACGAGGTCAGCTACCTTCGACACCGGGATCTCAAGTGGCTCGCCGACGTTCTTGGTGCGGCCGTAGTCGAGCGTGCGCCCGTTGTCAGACTCCCGAGTGATGCGCTCGGTGCGCTGGATAGATAAACCTTCCAACACCCCGCCGGTCTCGATAGGTTGCACCTCGTACTTGGTGATCTTGCGGTCGTGTGCCACGTCACGCCTCCTTGATCTTGACCGTGTGCCCGGTCCTTACCTCGTGCAGCCGAACCGCTGTGCCGAAGTCTCTGCGCTTCTCAGCTTTGAACTCGGTGCCGCACTTGCACTTTCCCTTGAACTTCATTGGCCCTTAACCGGACGCTTAGCACAATGCCTGTCCTGGCAGTACTTTCTATGCCTACCTCTGCTTTTCATAGTCAGCTCCTTACGACACCTGAGGCACTTCTTAGGGGCGGCCGGCACTGGAGGCTTCGGGTATCGGACGCGAGATCTCCAGGTGTGCTTTGAGGCACAGGATCTAGAACAGAATCTATGACCTAATCGTTTGGGAAGGAACTGCTTTCCGCACTCCTCACAACCGCATTCCTCCCGTACTGGGGCGGGCTTGCACACTTTGGAGCAAAACCGCTGGGCAGCGCCCCTAGGTCTAAAGTCGCTGCCGCAACCCTCACAGTTACGGCGTGAAAACCTGGGGTTTGTGTTGCACTCAACTGAGCAATAGGACGTTCCTCTGCGGCTGCTCAAATACTCTCCACCGCAACGCTTGCACCTCTTTGGGCTCGACCTAAGGATGCTCAACCGATTTGAGACGGCACCATAGCTTCTCTGCAAAAGCACGACCTTTTCGACTTGGCTGATATCTGTACGCAGCGCGATCTGATCTTCAGCTGAGGTCCAGGCCCCGGTTCGAGGTATTCCAACCAGACGCGACCGCTTCTCGTTCCTAGTTCGCTGTTGCTCGGCTAAATAGTGAAAATTGCGTGCCTTCCACTCGGCGCTGGCCATAGCCCAACCTCTCCTACTCGCTGGACAGGCTCGCCAGCTTCTCCTCAATTGCCTTGGCGGCGAACTCTTCAGGCTTGATACCTAGGGCGTCTGCAGCCTTCCTCACCCGTTGCAGCTTGCGAACGCCTAGCTCGATGTGGATAGTCGACGGAGCCTTTGGCTTCTTTCGAACGTGCCCGCGAACGCGCGTGGTATCACTTTCCTTGTTGAACCACTTACCCTTTGCGGCAGTTGGCGGCACACCGTTAGCCCGCTCCCGCTGAAGGGCTTTGGCCGTGTCGGGGCCAACTCCTTTTACGGTTTCTGAGATCTGGTCAACGCTTAATCCTTCGGCCAACATCTGGTACACAACCAGGGGGCGAAGCTCCTTGGCCAGGACGATATCCGACATGTGGTGCGCCCATGCCTCTGAGAACGTCTTGAACCCTGAGCTAGCCCAGGCTTGCTTGTCGATGATCTCCTCGAGCACGTCCTGAAACGACAGGAAGTGTGTTCGAAGCTTCCTCCACAGGTTCATCTCTTGGGAGGCGGTTAACGCTTTGGGAGTCATGGGTTTTGCCCTCCAATGGACTTGCGCCGCAAGGCGGACATGGCGGCGGCAAGAGCTTCCGCTAAGTAGTCGGGTTTATCGGGGTGTATAACTATGTACGGCCCACCTGGATAGGCTGCGAACCTGACCGAAAGCCTGCTCATAGCCTCACTTCCCGACAATCAGGGTCACGTCTTCACCCAGCTCCAGTAGCCAGGTCTTGGTGCTACGCGAGTACCAAAGGCCAACCTGCCCAGGCTGATCGGAGCAATCCTCTTCGGAGCAGACCGGGTAGTCGACGCCGTCGACCGTCATGGTGGTGCGCGGAGCCTCAGCGTGGGCGCGGGTGATGTAGAACTCCCCCAGGGCCATAGACAGGCCGAAGCTCCACACAGCGAGCACCAGCGTCACTGCGGTCGAGACTGGTCGGGTCATATCGAACCTCTCAGGTTGGTCGGGATGCGTCGGTTGGTGTAGCAGGTAAAAGCTCGTCGTGGACGAATGTTGGCCGCTCGCAGCGGCATAGCCGCGTCCTTGGCGTCGATCTCAGCTCGCCGCTGGGCGATCTCATGGGGCGTCACAGCGATGACCGGACCTCTCGCACCTCACGTGCGGCGACAACCAGCGAGTGCATGAGTTGGTCATAGTCACAGGCGCTGACCTGGTCACTGTCTCCGAGGATCTGGTTGACAAGGAGCTGGGCTCGCTGAAGCTCACCGCCTGCCGTGTCGAGTTGATCCTTGGCTCTGTTGATCTGAGATGTGACGGTCACGCCTCGACTACCTCACGCGGAGCCTCGATCCAACCTCGAGCCTCGATCAAGCTGCCGGGGCCGTTGATGTACTCGGGAGGGTTCTTGCCTACCGTCCGAGCGATGAGCAGCGCGTAAGGGCACTCATCCCTCTTCTCCCAGGTGATGTGGACCCGAACCCCATCGCGTTCGTAGATGACGTGGTCGAGAGTCTCCCCTTCGATGGCGGTCATCTCAGACCAGTTGTTGCTGGCCGCGACCTCGGACATGACAACTCTTCCGCTGTATGGCATTTCGATACCTCTCACGCTGCGGGCATGAGGTCTTCTGCCTCACACCAGGTTTGGTCTAGCGAGTCCCACAAGACTCGGAACAATCCGTTCCGAACCTTGGTGATCACTCCGTTGGCAGCGAGCTGCTGCCCGAACTGCCTGACGCCTTCGCGGTCGTAAACCTTGTCTCCGGTTTTCACGCGGCCACGCATTCACTGACGATCTCGTCGACCATCTCGTCCAGGCTCACGCCTTGGTCGTAGGCGTCTCGGTACAGCCGGTCAGGGATGTCTTCGGAAGTGAGACCCGTTCGCAGGGAACAGGATCCCGTCTACGAACCTCATCCATCTCTCGAAACTCATGTCACGGCTCCTGTCTCGGGTCGTCGTAATCGACCATGACCGCGTCGTTGGGATGGTTCGCGCCGATCCACCCGAGCACGTCGCTGTCGGCGAGATAGCTTGGGATGTCCGGGTATAGGTACCTCAGGTAGCCGATGGCAGCCTTCTTCGTGAGATGAGCTGTGGCACTGAGCCCGTAGCCAGGTCGATACCTAGCCACCATCCACACGACGCCCATCACTTCACAACCATCGTGAATGGAGCGTCCATGTCACTCGGACGGAAGCTCTGATTCTTGGGACCGCGCCAGCCCTGATTCGAAGTTTGAAACTGCTGGGGCCACCACTCGAATCCTCCGTCGTGGTCGGTCTTGCGCCACAGGTCTCCGTCGATGTCTTCAACCGCGACACCAACCGGGATCTCCTGCCACGTCTTGTATCTCGTCACGACTTGCCTCCTCAGTGCTTCTTGAACAGAACGCTCTTGCGTCCGTTGATGCAGAGTCCGCAGCGAGCACACGCGGAGCCTTCTGCGCTGATCGTCGGCAGCGCACCGTTGTTGTTCGGGCAGCGCGCCGCGCTGGCGAACTCGGTCTTGCCTTCTTCAAACGTGTTGGCTACGTGGGCGATCAGGCTGCCCTTGGCCTCCAGGTGCTTGGCAACGCTCAGGTTGTCCTCATCAGCCGAGAAGTACAGGCCGAGGTTGTCGAACCTCTGTGAGTGCAGGTAAGTCGCAGCGGTAGCAACCCTTGTGTAGGCCCAGAACTGGACATCGGGGTTGTCCCTGATGACTCTGGCCCAGGCGGCGACGTAGGTGCCAGAGAAGAAGTCTCCGTCCCAGTGAATGCGGAACATCTTGGGCGCGTTGCGCTTATCGCATTCCTTGATGAACTCGGTGATCATCTCGCCGAGCATGATGGTCATCTCTTCGAGACTCGCGTCCTTGGTCGCTTCCCAGTTCCGCAGGAGCAGAGCGGAGACCGCAGGCCTAAGCCTCTCGATCTTTCCGGCGTAGCAGACCTTGGAGCAGAACGCCGTGGCGTCGGGGCAGGAGAACTGTGCTCCGCTGGGCAGGCCGAAAGCGTTGCCTATCAACGGCACAACGCCGGATGGTCGAGCCTTGACGATGTTCGCGACCTTGGTGTCTTTCGACCTGGTCAGCGTGGTCACTTCTGCCAGTCCTTCGGCAGGAATCCCCCACCTGAGATCCAGGTGTCCAACGAAGCGAACGCTTCTACCGCAAAGTCATACGAGTAGAAGTTCTCGTCGGGATCTCCGTCTAGCGCCTCCCGCAGGATCCTCAGGGCTTCGTTAGGGTCCACAACCGTACCTCTCGTTAGCTGTCAAGTTGAATGACACAAAGCGCCCACGGCGCGAATCGAACGCGACCACCCGTCGGAGCCGAAAGCTCCGTTAACCAGCTCTTCACTGGAACAGGCCACCGTGGTGGGCAGGGTGATGCCTTGCTAGAATCGGGAGCGGAGACCAGCCGCAGTTGCGGTAACAACCACGACTGGCTCTCGCCTCTACCTACGCTTAAGCAGCTGAACGGCTGCCCATATAGCACCTGGCAGAGCGAGAATTAGGGCGATAACCTCGAAGGCTGACATCGCTCTAATCTCCTCTCCCTTCCCCGAGACACGGCACGGGGAAGTCTGAGATCAGGCCAGCATGGCTTTCAGCTCAGCCTTGATCCGGCGAGCATCCTCCCCTCGCCAGGTTCCAGCGTTGGCCAGGAAGTACCGCACGATCGAGTCGGCGGAGTCTTCGTAGTACCGATCGGTGATCAGGTGCAGCGACCTCATCGCGTCGAGGTAGGGCACCGCTCCGAAGTAGACCTTGGGCCATGTCTCGCGGATCTCAGCCGCGATCGTGGACAACGGTCGGATCTGGGTCTTGGTCAAGATGGCGGTCATGTTCGATTCCTTCTGGTTGTGGTTGGCTGTCAAGCTCAGGGCAACAGGGCGTCGTACTCGTCCTGGGATATCTCGTTCTGCAGGTAGAGCCGCATGATCGCGGCGGCACCTTCGGCGGTCTTGCCTTCGGGGATGGCCTTGCCGTGGCCCAGTTCCCAATTCGGCCGGCCAGGCTGTAGGTACCAGAGCTGTATGCGCCCCTCGGTATCCAGCTCCATGACTTGGTGCTGCCACTCCCCGATGCCTAGCGCGTCCGGGGTGTTGAAGCTGAGAACGTGCCTCATCACTTCACCCGAACGATGTTGGTTCCACGGCGGACGTAGAGCCGTCCGTCGATGTAAGCCCAGTGCTGCGGATTCATGTCTACCCCTTCGTTAGCTGTCAAGTTGACTCGCGGCGAAAGACGCTGTGCCCTATCGGCCGCGACGAGCGGCCCGAGCCTGCTTAGCCCGGTAGCTTGCGCTGGGTCCCGTGGTGGACACGGGCCGTGCCTTACTGATCGGAGCCTTGCGGTACACAACTCCGACCTTCATCTCTCCGAGAGCGCGTTCGACCGCACCCTTGGGGAGGTGAGAAGTCTTGTTGTCGAGCACAACGACCACAGCCGTCGGGTCGGTCCAACCCTTGCTACGCTTCTCACGCTCAGCGTCGATAGTCGACACCGGTGAAAGCTCCGGGGCCACGAACGGACTCCGCACGCTCTTGCGCTCCCGGACCCGCGACTCACGGGACATGGGGATCGTTGAGTTTGGGTCGATCAAAGGTTTCATGTCTATCTCCGATCGGTTGGCTGTCAAGTTGGGATTGAGTGGATAGCCAGGAATCGAACCTGGTGTCATGATGCCGCCACCGCTTATCTGAAGATCAAGCCTCAGCACTCACGGTGCGCCAGACAGTGGCACGAGATCGTTCCATCTCGCCATGCCTACCCGCCCCTAGGGCACGTCAACTACGAATCATGCCTTAGGAAGTCTTGGTATTGCTGCTAGTCAGGATTGTAGTGGGGGATCGAGTTTCACCCCGCCCTGCTCCTAGCTATGTATTGCTCCATACCTAACCGAAAGCCCTCTCTCGGTCACGCTCGGTATGTGCTCTTTGTCGGACGCAATTCGCGCCCCGAGGTTATCGGCCAGGATCGTCCTGGTCCTCATTACTATTCGCAAACCCCATAACCATCGGGTTCCAGCACACACCATTGCTAGTGGCTGCGACATCCGATCCGAAGATCGGGGCCGTGCTGTCGAATTATTCAAACTTTAGCCTATGTCCGTTTGGCTGTCAAGTGGGTGGTGGTTTTGAATGCGACCCTAGTTCGCATTCTCGACTGGACCTACCGGCATCGCCGGAGTAGTACCCGTGACCGCTTGATCGAACAAATCTAACCTAGCATACGCCAGATTTGGCTGTCAAGTCATAGGTCGGAACTGCGTGGACACCGCTATTCACCTGCTCACCCTAACGCTCACCTGGCCGCTAGTGATGGGTGACGATTCCACCTGTGCAATTCCTGGCCCCGGCCCTCTCGGGCTGTACCACCGGATTTCCACCGGTACCGGCGACTTGCGCCTCGAACGATTACGAACTTACCACCCAGCCGTTTGGCTGTCAAGTCCGAATTGCAATTGCCCGGTCAGAGTGCATTTCTCTTGAGGTGCGGATGCCCGGTCACCAGGACATGCAGCTAGCAGGGGTGCTGGCCGTCTCGTGTGCAGGGTGCCCAGGTGGCATGGGTACAGGTAGGGCAGGCAGGGTGTGGGTAGGCAGGCTGAGTTAGCTAGCAGGGCAGGCCGGCTCGAGCTGCACCGCAGGTGGGGACTGGTACAGGGCGTGGGTAGGAGTTAGCTAGGCAGGCTTGGCCTAGGACAGGCAGGCAGGCTAGGGTTAGCTGTGTGTAGCGTCGTCGCTGCTAGGGGTACCCAGGGGTGTTAGCCCCTCCCCCGGGTCCTCGACCGGTCGGTTATGCGGCTGACCTATCCTGTACGGGTTTTCGAGTGATTCTGAGGCTCGGCTTCGCGCTGGAAGGCGCTACGCAGGCCCGGAGAGCCACGAGGACCGAATTTCGGGGGTCTCCCCTGGTCTCCCTACCCAGGGAGCGGCAAAACGCCGCTCAGAGCCTCTATCTAATTTAGTGACGCTGGTCACATTACAGGCTTGTTGGTTGACAAGGGCTCGTATATATATTATGAGGGGCTAAGAGCCCCGAATCAAGAGCCTTCGGCTCTATAAAGAGCGCCAACAAGGCGCTCTGAATTATAACCGGCCTTGGGGGCCGGTATTACTGATCCGGCAACCGCCGGATCTATCGCCGCGCGAGAAGCGCGGCTCTTAATTAGGGGCAATCGAGTGAAATTTCCCCGCATCTGCGCGCGATGAGCTGGGACAGCTCCCAGCGCCGGCACGAACTGCCTCCCGATTGGGAGTTGAAGTACCGGCTTCCGGTGCTCGCCCGCGATAAATGGCTCTGCCAGATCAACGGGCGGGGCTGTGTCCGCGCCGCGAACGAGGTAGACCACATAAAACGGGGCAATGACCATTCCAGGTCGAATTTACGCTCCGTCTGCTGGGTCTGCCACGGCAAGAAATCATCCGCCGAGGGCGTAGAGCGCCGCCGGCAACTTAAAGCCCAGAGAAAGAGACCGGCAGAACGCCACCCTGGGCGTCGATAAAGGGACAGGTGCCCTTTTCCACCCAGGAGGTGACCAATGGGCGAACGTGGCCCAGTCGGAAAGCGCGACGAAGAGCGAGTCCGTAGGAATAAGCCCGACACCCCGACAGAGACAATTGTCGTTTTTGGTCGAGTGGAAGTCCCCGAACTCGGAATAGAAGATCCGCACCCACTCACGACTGACCTTTACAACTCGCTGAAGGATTCGGCGCAAGCCAAATTTTACGAGCCATCCGACTGGAGTGTGGCTCGAGCATCCCTGATATTCGCCGACGAGCTGTTCAAATTCCCCAATAAGCGGGGAGCGGCGATGATGCTGACCACTCTCAACCAGATGTGGTCATCGCTGTTGATGACCGAGGGCGACCGACGCCGTGCCCGCGTCGAAGTAGACCGCAAGCCCCTTGGGCCGGCCGACAGCAAGGTGCTCGACATCACCGACGTGCTCAGGCAGCGCCTGGAGAGCACGGGCGGATAGATACCCGTCCCCCGGAGGGGGTTCTGAGCGCGCAGCCGCTACCTGCGTGCTCCCCCCCCCCCCCCCCCCTCTGGGGTTGACACCAACCACCGAAAGGAACTCATGGCCACCATCGGCGTTGAGATCGAACAGGACGAGCTGATCCTGACCAAGGGCCGTGACTTCTCCTGGGCTGTGAAGCTCGTGGACCCAGAGGGCGAGCCCCTCGACTTCCCGGCCGGCCAGATGTTCTTCGAGCTGGAGACCGGCGGCGAGCACAACGCGATCCAAGAGGTCAGCGTTACCGCCGCCAACGGAGGCGTGTACAAGCTCGGCCTCGGCGGCTTCATGACCGATCCGATCGACTACTACGACGCAACCGTGAACCCGGAAGGAATGTCCGGGGATATCACCGACGCAATCGAGGCACTGTCGACCATCGGAGCCGGCAACGTGCTGGTGCATCCGGCGACTCTTACCCCGGTGTGGCAGATCAACATCAGCTTGAACGCCGGCCACAACGAGATCCAAGAGATCCTCATCGACAGCGACCAGATCAACGGAGCTAACGGAGGATCGTTCAAGGTCGGCCTCGGCACCTCGGTGTCCGGGCTCATCACCTTCGGCTCGGACGCGGACGCAGTCAAGACCAAGATCGAGGCGCTTCCTGGCGTAGGCACCGGAAACGTGTCCGTCACCAAGATCAGCAACTGGCACTACCGCGTCGAGTTCATCGGTGCTCTGGCAGCGACCGATGTCGGCCAGCTGTTCAGCCTCGCAAGGGGTATCGGCTGGGGGCTCACCGGGGGCATCCTCCCCCAGGTGCGGACCAGAACCGTCATCGACGGCCTGGCCAAGCTCACCGAGCCGTTGGTGAACGTCCTGAACAACGCAGTCAACGACCTGTTCGACTCGTTCGAGGATCTGGCCGGCGTCGACATCGACTTCGTCGTCAACGACGAGATCAACGCGTCGATCACCGTCACGTCGAAGCGGTCGTACAGCGAGTCAGAGCTGCTGACGTTCGCGATCTCGGTGACCAGCAACATGGTCAAGGGCGCGGTCAACGGCCTGTCGGACTTCGTCGGCATGCTCGATACGGTCAGTGTGGACTTCTACTGGAACCACGTATACCAGGTCGAGTTCATCGAAGAGCTGAGCAATCTTCCGATTCCCCTTATGACGACGGACATCTCGGACCTCGAAGGTACGAACGGCGATCAGAACGTCTCGGTCAAGGTGATCGAACCGGGCAAGCACCCGCTCACGCTCTGGCACCTCGCCATCGCGGAAGACATCGCGTCGATCAAGGTCGACAGCGAGCTGACCGCGCTGGTTCCCAATCGATGCAAGTGGCAGCTGGTCTTCCTCCCCGACGGAGAAGCCGCAGGCGGCGATCCGATCACAGCCGGAAAGGTTAGGTGGCAGGGCCGATGAGTGTGTGGAACTTCCAGCCGCTCAACCAGACCATCGGCAAGATCCTGGCCCTGCCTGGTGTTCCTGGCGCTGACGCGGCAACCGCAACCCACGGCGCTGCTACCAAGTCGACTCTGGTCGAACTCGATGAGTTCCTGGTCGTAGACAGCGAAGCGTCGTGGGCACCTAAGAAGGTCTCCTGGGCCAGCCTCGTCGCCTTGGTCAGCAGCGCGGTCTTCAACATCGCGAAGTCCCAACTGTCGGCTGCGGTTCAGGCTTCGCTGGGCAAGGCGGATACCGCCGAGCAGTCGGCAAATAAGGGGCAGCCGAACGGGTATGCCGGGCTGGACGGGGACGGCAACGTGCCCGTCGCGAGTTTGACAGCGGGCGTCCAGACCTCGCTGGGCAAGGCCGACACCGCCGTTCAGCCGGGCGACCTGGCCAACAAGGTTGACAAGACATCAGCATCGCTGAGCGTCTATGGAACGGACAACGCAGGGGCGCAGACCATCTGGGGGGCCAATACAGAAGTCGCGGCGTGGTCAGTGCTTCTGCGAAATGCTGAGGGGGCGACACAGGTAGGAACGCCCACCGATCCCGCGCACGCAACCCCGAAGTCGTACGTCGATGGGCTGCGTTCTGATACGGCTCGATGGGCGTGTAATACCGCGTCCGGTGGTGCCGGCGCGGAGGATGGCAGCAATGTGTGGGCGAAGATATGCACGTGGACACCGACCGGTGAATACCAGGACGCCTCACTGATTCTCGGTATCACCAACCGGTCATCCGGAGTGGCAGACGAATCCATAGTCGCTGTCCATTTCCGCAACAACGGGTATCCCACCGATCCTGACGTATCCGTCCAGTACATGGCGAAATCCATGATTGTAGGCGCGACGGTGTTGGCTGCCGACGCTTTCAAGGTGGTCACGGGCGGTCACGGGTCTGCTATGGAGCTGTGGGTGCGGAAGGCGTCGTGGTACACGAAGCTATCGGTCTACGAACTCAGTGTGTCCCTTGATGGGGGGACGACTCTGGTCTACAACGACGGCGCGGCGTGGCAGTCGGCCGAGCCAACCGGCACGGTGAATAACGTCCGCTCCAACGGGGTGACCGCGTTCGGCAACCCCGTGCTGACAGCCCAGGCATACACAACCGGGACACGGCCCGCAGCAGCGACCTGGCCGTTGGGGTGGCCCATCTACGACACCACACTGAACAAGCCGATCTGGTCGGACGGCACTAACTGGCGCGACGCCACAGGCACAGCGGTGTGATATGAGGAGGAATCGTTGAGCCTTGACGGAGTTACCCGACTCATGGCGGTGCCGGGAGTTCCCGGCCCGTCTGTGCCAATTAGGTTTTCAGCGCCTGTAGCGGTAGTAGGGTACACGCCCACAGACCGCGCTTACTTCAGCAGAACGCTGAAGGGCGCCAGGATGAGGGTGTCCAGTGCCCCTGTAGGTTCCGACTTAGTTGTTGTGGTCCAACATTGGAACGGAGCTGTTTGGATCGACCTGGCTACTTTGACGGTAGCCGAAGGTTCTGTGATAGAAGCTGTTTCAGCATTCCAGCAGCAACAGACCAGTGGAGATATGATCAGGATCAACGTAACCTCAGTCGGCTTGATGTCTGCCGCTACAGGAGTCGTAGTGGATGTGCTGGTTAGCTGATGGCTAAGATCCTCACGCTCGGGGGATTCTCGAATCCAGCCTTGTGGGCCATCTTCGACCCAGCCTCATCGACCCTCGACGGCGAGCAGTACACGTTGATCCCGACCTCGTCATACTGGAGCATGAGGTCCGCCAACAGTTACGACCTGACCGAATCGCACCTCTCGGTCAAGCTCGCCCAGAACGCCAACGCTGGAAACGGATCCATCACAACGTATTTCGGTGCCACAGCGGGCAGCGACAACGATGTCTCTTTCAGGCTTGAAGGTGGCACAAGCGGGCTCCTCGGTTTCATCGAGACAGTCGACGGCTCGGAGTCCAGCACAGACATCACCTATAACCCCGCTGTGCATGTTTGGTTTCGGCTGCGGCACAGCGGCACTACCGTCTACTGGGAAACATCCGCAGACGGCACCTCGTGGGCGGTGCAGCGATCCAAGACGGCTGCCATCAACCTCACGTCGGTCGACGTCTTCTTCGCATCTGGTTATTGGGACACCGAGCCCTCACCTGGCTCAGCCATCTTCGAGGACCTCAACCCAGACGGCGGACCCAGAGCCCACCTGTTCGCCGACACTTTCGCAGACCTCGACCAGTGGTACTCGCCCGGTACCGCAACCGTCGAAAACAACATGCTCAAACTCACACCAGCCTGGGACTACGACTACCTGTTCACGCTGGGCGAGTGGGACCTAACCGGCTCGCACTTCCTGATGGAGCTGGTGCAGAACGCGAATCGTGGGGACTACGAATACGGATCGTCCATCACAACAGAGATATACACGCGGTCAGATTCAGACAACCAGTTCGGCTTCATGATCTACGGAGGATCGGACGGGTCACAAATAGAGCTTCGCCATCGCGTGGCCGGCGTAGACTCAGACACCTCGATGTTCTACAACGAGTCGAAACATCGATGGTTTCGGATGAGGGAGTCCGAAGGGACGATCTACTGGGAGACCTCCTACAACGGAGCTAGCTGGTCGATTCACCGTTCAGCCCCAACGTCGTTCGACTTAACCGAAGTGACCCTGCACATGGTCGTCGGGTACTGGTACGAAGGCGAGACCGACCCCGGCTACACCCTCATAGGAAACATCAATCTGGGCAACGACCACCTGCTGCCGCAGATGGGCTGGTTCGTAGGAAACACCCTACCCTTTGGTGGCCTTGACGGCGGTACGGTGCAGTCTCGCAACTACTTCGAAGCTGCGGACTGGTTGTGGGATCCGATACCCGACAACCCTGTACTCGATCCACTATCGACGGAGATCGGGGCACTGCTGACCACCGACGTACCAGGGCAGCATCACTCCGTCGCGTGGGGCTGGTATGGCAACAGCATGGTCCACCCCCACCAGGTCACACCCAGCACACCGCGCTACCAAATCGAATGGCTCGGATGGGACCTGCATCCCACGTGGTGGCCCCCCGGAACCCCACCCCCCTGGGAGAGCTTCGAGATGCCGATCCCGCTCGGCACACAGGTACCGCCGGGCAGCGATGGGCATCTCGTCGTCGCTGATCCGGTGAGCGGCAAAGTGTTTGGCCTGTGGCAGGCAGCCTACGACGAGGGCACCGACACCTGGTCTGCCACGTGGGGCGGTATCACCGACCTGCACGGTGATGGCCGGGACTACAACGGGTCTTCAACGGCATCGCAGCTTTCCCGATATGCGGCTGTCATTCGGATCAGCGAATTACAAGCGGGGGAGATTCCTCACGCATTGTTCTGCGCCTCCAACATGTGCAAGCCGACCACGTTCAGGTACCCGGCCCAGAAGACGGACGGCGATAACGCTGCCGGGGTGCTCTATCCCGTCGAGCAAGGATCGCGGCTACAGCTCGATCCGACGATCGACCTCGCCGCCATCCCCAACATCACCCCGATCGAGCTGGCGATCGGGCGGGCCTGGCAGAAGTACGGATGCTACGTAGGCGACAAAGGAGGCAACCCGTCACCGCCCTCGATGGGCGGCGGGGCAGTCGAACTGTGGCAAGGCCAGGACTACACCATCCACACCGAGGGAGAAGACGACATCCCTGTCCCGCCGCCGTATGCCGCACTCGGCGTGACCTGGGACTACTTCGGACTCGACCACATCCCGTGGGTTGGAAACATCCGGGTGCTGAAGAACTGGGACGGCACCTAGCAGACGCTAAAAGCTCGCAAGCGGTCCCCTAACTCAGAGGGGAGCCCTCGCACACCAGCCCTCGGCCTTGTTGGCGCGAGCCTCCCCTGAGGGCGCTGGGCCAGTAGCTCCAAGTAGAGCAGCGGTGGTCACTCTCCGCAGGTTGGTGGATCAAACCCACCCTGGCTTACTCACATACTTGACATCGTACGAAAGGAGGAGGATGGCACGCCGCATAGCGTACGGGAACGCCTACTCCGAAAACGGCTGGCCTATAGTCGATCAGCTCAGCTGCCGGTGGATAAACATCAACGGCACCGACGTTCAGCTCCAGATCCAGAATGGCATTCCGCTCGCTGTCATGGCGGCGTTTGCGGCTGACTTCCACGAACATGTTGAACCGCTGCGGAACCGCGACTCGGCTTGCTGGACTGAGACGAACTCGGTCGGCACATCGAACCATCTCGGCGGCACCGCGATGGACCTCAACTGGGAGTCCCACCCGTTTCGGATTGCAGATGCAGGGTTCGACCCGGCTAAGAAAGCTCGGCTCCAAGAGCTGCTCGACTTCTACGAAGGCACGATCTACTGGGGCAACAATTGGAACAGCCCCAAAGATGCCATGCACTTCCAGATGGGCTACGGCACTTGGGATTCCAAGTCAGATGCTCCGCAGTCATGGGTGGCTGACTTTGTCACCAGGAAGATTCGGCCGGATGGCTACTCGACATTCCGTCGTGGAGCCGCCCCAGCGGCCAGCAGCACCGCCAAGATCCTGGCCAACGCCACGGGTCTTTCTCTGGCACGGGCCGCGGAGATCCTCCCCGCGGTGTCTGCCGGCCTGCGCGCCGCGGAGTGCATCACGTGGCCGCGAATCGCGATGTGGCTGGCCCAGGTTGGACACGAATCGGTCAGCTTCACCTACACCGAGGAGATCGACAAGACCGGACGCTACGCGCCGTACATCGGTCGGACGTGGATTCAGATCACGTGGGACTACAACTACCGAGCGTTCTCGAAGTGGTGCTTCGACCGAGGTCTGGTGCCGACACCGGACTACTTCGTGCCGAACTACCGAGAGCTGGCCGACCTGAAGTGGGCCGGCATCGGGCCAGCTTGGTACTGGACAGTGTCTCGGCCACAGATCAACGCGCTCTGTGATGCCCGTGACCTCAACGCAGTCACGTACGCCATCAACGGCGGATACAACGGCCTGTCTGACCGGCAGACCAGGTACAACCGCGCCCTCACTCAGGGCGACGCACTACTGACACTACTCACCGGAGAGGACGACGAATTGGCAGGCCCAGCAGTGGTCAAGCAGATCGCCGAGATCCACGCAGCTGTGCTGTCTCTCAAGGAATCTCGATCTGGCTTCGCACCGAAGGACGAAGGGGCCATTTGGCCCTGGTACGAGCTGACGCAGAACGACGACGGGATGATCCACATCCGCCACGTCATCGACGCGGCGCGAGACGGCGATGTCCGAGAGATCCTCACGCTTCGCATGGCTGCGAAGGGCCTCTGCAAGGACGACAGCCCTGAGTTCATCGCCCGAGCGACCAACGTCCTGAACCAGATCGCCAAGAACAACCCCGAATACATCACCGCCGCACAGGCATACAAGGAGACCGCATGACCGACAACAGCTTCCTCAAGTTCTACAAGAGCGGTGTCATCGGCATCGTACTGACGGCTGCTGCCCAGATCTTCCTGGGCGTCAAGACCGGCAACCAGGAGCTGTTCATCACCGGAGCGGGAACAGCCATCACCGCGCTCTGGCCGTACATCTCGCAGAAGCGACTGTCGGCTCAGGTAGCCACTGGGGTCCTCACCGAGAAGAGCCCGACTCAGGTGATCGCAGACGCCGCCAGCGCGGCGATGACGGCCAAGGCGAACGCCGACGCCGAGATCGAGCAGATCAAGAGCGTCCTCGAGCCGCTCGGCCGGCAGTTGGAGCCGCTTCTGAAGGACTTCCTCAAGTAACTGAAAGGGGGGCGGGGTGAGCCTCAACAACCATCACGTAGAGCTTGCCCCGTCTCCCCCGCACATCATCGGCCCCTCGTGGGCCAAGACGGTCGACGGTAAGTGGCACCTGCCAGAGAAGACACTTGGGTGGGGCGTCCTGAAGTGGATGTCGGACTACGTCAATACCCCTGGCGGGCATGACGACCCGGTTCGGCTACGACTTCTACTCGACATGGCTGAGGCCGGGATACCGGTCAACGAGCTGATGTTCATTCCCACCGACGAGCAGGTTCGCCTGGTCCTCTGGTGGTACGCCGTAGATGACAAGGGCCAGTACATCTACCGCGAAGGCGTCATCCGCCGGATGAAGGGATGGGGCAAGGACCCCTTCACCGCAGCGATGTGCCTCGCGGAACTCTGTGGCCCAGTGGCGTTCTCGCACTTTGATGAGAATGGCAACCCGGTAGGTAAGCGGCGCAACGCGCCGTGGATCACGGTCGCTGCCGTCTCTCAGGACCAGACGAAGAACACGTTCGCGCTGTTCCCGTCGATGATCTCGAAGCAGCTCGAGGCCGAGTACAACCTCGATGTCAACCGCTTCATCATCTATTCAGACGGTGGAGCCGGCCGCATCGAGGCCGCGACCTCGAGCCCAGCGTCGATGGAGGGCAACCGCCCGACGTTCGTCGTTCAGAACGAGACCCAGTGGTGGGGCGAAGGTCCCGACGGCAAGGTAAACGACGGCCACGCGATGGCGAAGGTCATCGAAGGCAACATGACCAAGGTCGAAGGGTCTCGTACTCTCTCGATCTGCAACGCCCACATCCCAGGCAAGGACTCGGTAGCGGAGCTTTCCTACCGGGCCTGGGAGGATGTCGCTTCTGGCGAGATCCTCGACGTGGGCATGCTCTACGACGCGCTCGAGGCCCCTGCTGACACCCCGGTCGGACAACCGGACATCCCGTTCTTCAAGGACGACCCCGAGGGCTACGAGGCGGGAGTCGAGAGGCTACGTCAGGGTCTGCTGATCGCCCGAGGCGATTCGACCTGGCTGCCTATCGAGGACATCCTCAAGTCGATCCTGAACCCGAAGAACCCGATCACCGAGTCGCGGCGCAAGTTCCTGAACCAGGTTGATGCGGCTGAGGATTCGTGGATCTCGCCGGCCGAGTGGGATAGCTGCCACATCAGCTACCTCGGAGACAAGATCCGGCCGATCATCTACGCCCAGGTCTGGGACGAGATAGTCGCGGAGCTGGACGAAGAGCCGGATCCCAACACGATCTCAGACACCCTGCGCGAGCGGTGGTATCGCATCGCAGACGCTCGGGTGGCCAACACAGTTCTCCCAAGCTCGATCGCAAAGGGCGAGAAGGTCGCTCTCGGGTTCGACGGTTCGAAGTCGAACGACTGGACAGCCCTGGTGGGCTGCCGCATACGCGACGGGCACCTGTTCGTCATCCGGGTGTGGGATCCAGAGAAGTACGGCGGCGAAATCCCCAGGGAGCAAGTCGATTCCGTAGTCCGGTCAGCGTTCGCTCGATACGACGTGGTCGCATTCCGAGCTGACGTGCGGGAGTTCGAGGCGTACGTCGATCAGTGGGGCAAGGACTTCAAGAAGCGGATCAAGGTCAACGCCTCCCCCGGTCATCCCATCGCGTTCGACATGCGGGGTCAGCAGAAGCGATTCGCGTTCGACTGCGAGCGGTTCCTCGACGCAGCCCTCGAGCGGGAGCTTTCCCACGACGGCGATGGCGTTCTTCGCCAGCACGTCCTCCATGCCCACCGACACCCAACCATCTATGACGCCATCTCGATTCGCAAGGCTACCAAGGACTCCAGCAAGAAGATCGACGCTGCAGTCTGTGCGGTCCTCGCGTTCGGGGCGAGACAGGACTACCTGATGAGCAAGAAGGCCCGAAGCGGCCGAGTGGTGGCTGTTCGATGACAGCGGCCGATCTTCCCGGCCAGGAGGAGCTTGGCGATCCCGCCGAAGAGCGGGACGCGATGATCAGCAAGTTCGAGGACTCCCTCAAGGATCTGAAAAGCAACACCTCGTACTACGAAGCTGAGCGCCGGCCAGAGGCCATCGGCGTCACCGTTCCACCCCAGATGCAGAAGCTGCTGGCTCACGTCGGCTACCCCCGGCTCTACGTCGACTCACTCGCTGAGCGACAGTCCGTCGAGGGATTCCGAGTCGGAGACAAGGACGACGGCGACGAAGAGCTGTGGCAGTGGTGGCAGGCCAACAACCTCGACATCGAGGCCCCTCTCGGCTACACCGACGCGTACTGCCACGGCCGGTCGTACATCACCCTGTCGAAGCCGGACCCCAAGCTCGACATCGGTTGGGATCCGAACACCCCGATCATTCGGGTGGAGCCGCCGACTCGAATGTACGCCGACATCGATCCCCGAATCGGTCGGGTGTCCAAGGCGATTCGCGTCGCTTACGACACCCAGGGCCAGGAGATCCAAGCAGCCACGTTCTATGGGCTGAACGACACGATCGGCTGGTTCAAGAACTCCGACGGCGAGTGGCAGGACTGGTTCAACCTCAAGCACGGGCTGCAAGCCGTGCCGGTCGTTCCGCTACCCAACCGGACGATGCTCTCGGATCTATATGGCACATCCGAGATTACGCCTGAGCTTCGGTCGATGACCGACGCAGCGGGCCGGATCCTGATGCTGATGCAGGCGACTGCAGAGCTGATGGGTGTTCCCCAGCGGCTGATGTTCGGCGTCAAGCCCGAAGAGATCGGCATCGATCCCGACACCGGGCAGAAGATGTTCGACGCGCTCATCGCGCGGATCCTCGCGTTCGAAGACGGCGAAGGCAAGATCCAGCAGTTCGCAGCTGCCGAGCTGGCCAACTTCACCGGAGCACTCGATCAGATCGCCAAGCAGGTCGCTGCGTACACGGGACTACCTCCCCAGTACCTCAGCTCAGCTTCGGACAACCCGGCTTCGGCTGAGGCCATCAGGGCCTCGGAGAGCCGGCTGATCAAGAAGGTCGAGCGGAAGAACCTGATCTTCGGTGGCGCATGGGAAGAGGCCATGAGGCTCGCCTACCGGATCATGAAGGGCGGCGAGGTTCCCCCGGACTACCTCCGCATGGAGACCGTCTGGCGCGACCCGTCGACTCCGACCTACGCGGCCAAGGCCGACGCCGCAGCCAAGCTGGTTGCCGGCGGCGTGATCCCGCGCGAGCGGGCTCGCAAGGACATGGGCTACTCGATCGCAGAGCGCATCGAGATGCGTCGTTGGGACGAGGAAGAGGCCTCTATGGGCCTCGGACTCATCGGCACGATGGTTGACGAAGATCCGTCGACTCCTGGCTCCCCGAACCCGAAGGCACCGCCCAAGGCGGCTCCAGAGGCTGGGGGTGAGGCAGCCTGACGCCCGAGCAGTACCAAGCCGCCCAAGCCGCCGCGACGGCCGGCCTAGCGGCCTACGTCACCAGATTCGGAAGCCTCTTCACCGGTCCAGCCGTCAGCACCCGAGATTGGGTGCAGCTACTCCAGACGTTGTTCCCTGAGGTTCAGCGGCGGTATGCGGAAGCTGCCGCCCTGGGCCGGGACTTCTACGACTCCCAGCGCGCACTACACCACCCTGAGCTTCCCCGCCACGAGATGTTGCGGAGCGAGCTGCAGTTCAAGTGGTTCGTCAAGAACATGGAGCCAGCTCGGAAAGAGATGTCGCGGGTCGACACTCCCAAGAGCGCGGTCACCAAGATGGCCTTGACGGCGGTGCGCGAAGTCGAGATGGCACCGCGCCGGCAGATAATCGGCGCGATCAACAACGACATCGAGCTGGAGCAGCTCCAGTCGGTGGCCTCCGCCAAGAGCTTCAGAGAGGTACTCAACGACCTCGCCAGATCCAGTGCCCCAGAGACGATTCCGCAACGGACTCCTTCTCTCGAGCCGGTCGAACAGCGAGTTGTCCGAGGGTGGGCTCGAGTAGCCACCGGGCGCGAGACATGCGCCTGGTGCTTGATGATGATCTCCCGAGGTCCCAAGTACATCGGAACCGACTCTGCCGGTTTGCGTTTGGACGAGGAGACGGTAGTCGACCTCTTCCGAGAGGCCGGCGGTGATCTCGAGAAGTTTCGAGACGAAGTAGACGACCACATGGAGGAATGGCACGCAGGCTGTGACTGCCTGGTGGTGCCTGTCTTCGACGTGGAGAACTGGCCTGGAAAGGCCGCTCAGGTAAGAGCAGAACAGCTCTGGATCGATGCGACCAAAGAGGCGAGAAAGCTGATCGACGCCGGCAAGTCCCGATCCAAAAACCTGAACCTGGAGACGCAGAACGCGCTCCGACGCCGCCTGTATAGCGGCGAACTCAGCATGTCCAACTACGCCCTGGCGGCGTAATCCCCAGCCCAGGAGGCTAATTCAATGTCAGAAATCGTTGCAACCGAAGGCACCACTCCAGAAGGCACCCCGACGCCGGCCCCGGTGGCCGAGCCCAAGCCGATGGAACCGGAACCCAAGGTCTACGACGAGGCATACGTACGCGAGCTTCGACAGGAAGCTGCCAAGCACCGCACCAGCAAGAACGAAGCCGTCGACGCGGCTGTTACTGCTGCCAAGGAAGCTCATGCAGCCGAGCTGGCCGCTCGGGACGTGCGAATCGGCGAGCTGGAGAACGAACTCGGCGCAGCGTGGATCGAGCTGGAGAAGTACCAGGTCACCGTCGCAGCCAAGGTTCCCAGCGACAAGGTGGAGGCGTTCCGCGCCATCTTGCAGGGCACCGACAAGGACTCGATCACCGAGTCCGCGAAGTCGGCGTACGCACTGGCAGGCGGCTTCAGCGCCACTAGCCCCGCGTACGACCCCTCGCACGGATTCGGCGGCGGTAAGCCTCCGATTCCCCTCAACGGCGACCGGATCCTGCAGGCGCTCACCGCCAAGCTCGGCGTCAAGTAACCAAACACCCCCTCTAACAAGGAGATACAAGCATGGCCGCAGGTACTGCATTCGCAGTCAACCACACTCAGATCAGCCAGACCGGCGACTCGATGTTCGAGGGCTACCTCGAGCCCGAGGAGGCCAAGGACTACTTCGCTGAAGCGGAGAAGACCTCCATCGTCCAGCGGTTTGCCCAGAAGATTCCGATGGGCACGACCGGCCAGAAGATCCCACACTGGACCGGCGATGTCAGCGCATCGTGGATCGGTGAAGGCGACATGAAGCCGATCACCAAGGGCAACATGTCCAAGCAGGTCATCGCGCCCCACAAGATCGCGACGATCTTCGTGGCGTCGGCGGAAACCGTTCGTGCGAACCCCGCCAACTACCTGGGCACCATGCGTACCAAGGTGGCCACGGCCTTCGCGATGGCGTTCGACTCGGCTGGCCTGTTCGGCACCGACAGCCCGTTCCCGACCTACCTGAATCAGACGACTAAGTCGATCTCGATCGCGGATCCGGGCGGCGCGGGCGTCAACAACCTGACGGCGTACGACGCCCTCGGCGTCAACGGCCTGAAGCTGCTGGTGGACGACGGCAAGAAGTGGACCCACACTCTGCTGGACGACCTGGCTGAGCCGATCCTCAACGGAGCCAAGGACGCCAACGGTCGTCCGCTGTTCCTCGAGAGCACCTACGAGGGCCTGGCCTCGCCGTACCGGGAGGGCCGTATCCTCTCGCGTCCGACCATCCTGAGCGACCACGTTCACAAGAGCGTGGCTGCCGTCACCGGCCCGCCGGCCGTCGGCGCTCACAAGATCGTCGGCTTCGCTGGCGACTTCAGCCAGGTGGTCTGGGGCCAGGTCGGTGGTCTGTCCTTCGACGTGACCGATCAGGCGACCCTGAACCTGGGCACCCCCTCGGAGCCCGAGTTCGTCTCGCTGTGGCAGCACAACCTCGTCGCAGTCCGAGTCGAGGCCGAGTACGCGTTCCACTGCAACGACACGGCGGCGTTCCTGCGCCTGACCGACCTGGTTGTTGCCTGATCGCAACTTGACAGCTAACGGAAGAGGGCTCCTTCGGGAGCCCTCTTCCTGCCGCTGAGAGGAGAAACATGCTGATCCGATCCACGTACAACGGCGGTCTCGCCGATGTCGATGACGAGTCGGCTGCCCGACTGATCGAAGGCGGCAGCTGGGTCGCCGAGGGCGACTACGTCCCGCCGGCCGCTGAGAAGCCGAAGCGGATTCGCCGCACCAAGGCCCAGATCGAGGCCGACAACGCCAAGGCCGCAGCGGCTTACGCTGCAGCTCAGGAGAACCAGAACGAGGAGTAACCCGTGGCACACGCAACGGCAGATGACGTAGTCGAGCTGTGGGCCAAGGAGCCTGAGGCAGAAGTCCTGGCGCTTATCGAGCGCCGGCTAGCTCAGGTCGAGCGAATGATCCGTCGTCGGATCCCTGACCTCGATACCCAGGCAGCTGCGGACGCTGACTTCAAAGCAGAGCTGGTCGACGTGGAGTCAGACGCGGTGCTGCGGCTCGTCCGCAACCCCGAGGGCTACATGTCCGAGACGGACGGGGCTTACACCTACCAGCTCCGATCGGATCTAGCCAGCGGCAAGCTGGAGATCCTCCCCGACGAGTGGGAGAAGCTCGGTGTCATTTCCCAGAAGGGCATGGCGACCTTCGTTCCGAACATCGTGATGCCGACGTGATCGTCGTCTACCCGGATGACTTCACCCAGGCGGTTCTGCCTGGCGAGGTCAACGCGAACCTGTGCGACCACGAGGCCGGCGACACCCACTGCGTCCACGACTGGCGCATCGCGTGGCAGAACATGCCGAGGGTGTCCGAATGAGCCTCCTAGACAACGGCGCTAGCTACGACCCAGTGGTCGTCTACCCGGAAGAGCTGATCACCGACAGCGACGGCAACAAGTTCACCCGGCCGTCGAAGACCGGGATTCCGGCCAAGGCGCGATTCCAGGTCCAGGGCCAGTCGGGCACCTCAGCCCGACGGGCAGAGCAGGACAACGAGGGCTTCGAGTCCGAGAAGGTCTACCGCATGAGGTTCCCCCGCTCCTTCACCAAGGCGCACGGGATTCTCGGCTCGCAGAGCCAGATCGAATGGCGCGGAGAGCGGTGGGCTGTCTTCGGAGATGTCAACTTCTACAACGCATCTTCTGCGCTGTCCCGAGTCGACTACACGGTGAAGAAGTACTGATGGCCAAGGTATACGCAAACGCCAACAGCGCCGCAGCTCACCACCGTGAGACGAGACGTGCTGTGCGCCGGGAGAACCGGATGGTTGAAGGCCGAGCCAGGGCCAACCTGGCGAAGCAGCACAAGCACAAGCGCATCACGCCGAAGGACTACTTCCCTGCGGAGATCGACACAGCAGAACACGACGTTGACTGCTACACGATCCTGCACGCCCCCGATGCGATGGCGCTCGAGTTCGGCCACGATCCGTCGGGCTACTTCGCAGGCACAGACACGAAACCGCCTGAGCCCACGTACATCCTGACCCAAGCCGCCTACGGCGGTCACACCATGTAGGAGGACGCATGGCGAAAATGCCCCGCGTACAGAAGGTTGTGGCTCCGATCCTGCGAGGGGATGACCGGTTGAGCGGCGTGACGATCACGACCTGGGTTCCCAAGCCCAAGTACCGGGACTTTCCGATGATCAACATCCGCCGCATCGGCGGGATCAGGAACCCGAAGGCGCCGAAGATCCACACGCTGCCGGTTATCGAGATGTCGGCATACACCGACAGCTTGGGTGAGGACGACTCAGAGGGTCTCATCGCCTGCGAGGAGCTGTACGAGACGGCTCTCGAGGTTTTGTTCGACGCTGTAAAGCACCAAACACCCACGGATGCAGGCTATCTGCAGTCCATCAAGGAAACGATGGGCGCTACTCAGTTCAGCTCGCTCTACCAGGACTCCTGGCGAGTGCAAGGGCTGATCAGGCTAGGCGTCCGCGCTCCCAGATTTACCACCTAACCGAAAGGTAACCATGTCCGAAAACGACGATGCAGTGTTGACAGCGGCAGTCGGCTACGCGTACTACGCACTTCCCGGCACCGCCTCGCCTACGCCGGCCCAACTGAAGACAATCGACCTCGAGAAGCCCCAGCTCTGGACGGCTACCGGATGGAGCAGCGTCGGCCACACCAGCCGAGGCACCATGCCCGAGTTCGGCTACGAAGGTGGCGAGGGTGAGGTCAAGGGCTCCTGGCAGAAGAAGAAGCTGCGGGAGATCAGCCCCGACGATCCGGTCGACTTCCTGACGATGGTTCTGCACCAGTTCGATGAGACTGGCCTGGGCCTGTACTACGGCGACAATGCCTCCAGCGTTGCCGGCGAGTTCGGTGTGGCCAGCGGAACCCCGACGAACGAGAAGGCCGGCCTGGTCATCATCGAAGACGGCGACCTTCGCCTGGGCTTCCACTTCAAGCGGTCCTCGGTGAAGCGAGACGACGCGATCGAACTTCCGATCGATGACCTTGCGGCACTGCCGATCCGGTTCACGTTCCTCGACTACGAAGACGATCCCCTGCTGTTCAAGTGGATCAACGAGGACTTGTTCAACGTCGAGGATCCGACGCCGTAACAACTTGACAGCTAACGCTGTCACCCCGGAGGGGGAGGTTCCTTGGCGGGCCTACCTCCCCCTCCTACCCGCCAATCCATAAGCCCGCCACACACGAAAGGTCCGCTATGACAAACACTTTCAAACTCGATTCTGTCCGCGCCGAAGCCGAGAGCCGTTACGCCCCCACCGTGGTCGAACTCAGTGACGATGTCACCGTCGAGCTGAAGAGCTACCTGCGCCTGGGCGAGAAGGATCGCAAGGCTGCGGCTGACGCGTTCGATGAGATCGACGGCCTCGGCATCGAGGATGCCGACGACGAAGCCGCCGTGGAGGCCTGGGCTGAGCTGGTCGTTGAGGCTTGCTCGAAGGTCTTCCGGTTGCTCACCAAGTCCCCGAAGAAGCTGATCGCGGAGCTTGAGCACGAGGATCCTCGCATCAAGGCCGAGCTGTACGTCGCGGTGCTGAGCCACTGGATGAGCAAGTCCCAGTTGGGGGAAGCCGTGTCCTCGCCGAGCTGATCGACAAGTTCGGCGGGGCAATCGCCTCCGACCTCTCGGAGTTCCACAACGGTCTCGACCTTAGAGACCTATTCCGAGAAGAAGATCCGCTTTCGCCGAAATGGGTTCTCAACCTCGTACTGCACCTGCCGAAGACCGGCGCGTTCCACGCAGCCCGTCGCGGAGGTCAGCAGTACAGGGGTTGGGACGAAAACACCTACGCGATAGCTGATCTCGTAGATCTCGCGCAAGCATCCAACCACCTGTTCCTGATGGCGCACAGGGATCCGGCCAAGGCGAAGCCCAAGCCGCCTACCCCGTACCCACGGCCGGACGACGACAACAAGACGAAATCCGCTGCGCCCAAGCCTGGTTCGTTCGCTGCAATCGCGGCTTCGATGATGGCCGCTCAGCGAAAGAGGAGGGAGCAGCTAGCTAATGGCAAATAAGGGAGGGATGGCCACCGGTATCGAGGTGGCCCGGATCTCGGTCAAGGTTAGTCCCGACACCAAGGAGTTCCGCAGCAAGCTCCAGCGCGAACTCACCGCGATCGAGAACTCGCTCAAGGGTGAGGTTCCTGTCGTCGCTGACTTCGATGAGAACGAACTCCCCGCGAAGGTAAAGGCAGCCGCTAAGGCTGCTGCTTCCACGGTCAAGGTCAAGGCCGACGTTGACACCAACGGGATCCGACGCAAGCTCGACATGCTGAACTTGGCATTCGAGCGCCGGGTCCGAAGCGCCCTGGACATCAAGCCGCTGGAGGCTCCGTCCCACGCCGGCATGCAGCGCCGGCTCGGCACGATGGATCTCAACTGGGACAGGCGAGTTCAGAAGTTCCTGAACGACATCAAGCCCATCCGCCTCGAGCTGGACCCAGGATTCGATGACCGTTTCCGCCAGCGCCTCGAGAAGGCTGCCCACCAGGGTCTGAAGGACGGGGTCGATCAGACCCTCAAGCGTCACTCGGCCAACGCCGAGATCGAACTGAATACCGCCCACCTGATGCGGGAACTCGCAGAAGCCAAGGCGCGAGCAGAGGCTGCGATCGGCGAAGTGGACGTTGCGCTTCGGCCCGACTTCAAGGGGTTCGCAGGAGCGAGGGCGCGTCTCCGCGCGCTGATCGGCAGGATCCGCGTCCCGGTCGACGCAGATGTGGACAACCGCTCGGTACGTCGATCTACTAACGCCATCACGGGGCTCTTCTCTGGCCTCAAGAAGCTGGTGCCCAACTTCGGATCCGGCATCAACCCAGCGGGCTACGTCGCCATCTTGGCCGGCGTCGTACTGGTGGCGGCCCCGCTCATCGGACTGATCTCCACCCTGGTCCTGGCCATCCCCGGTTTGATCTCCTCGATCACCACTCCGCTCATGGCGGTTGTGCTGGGCCTCGACGGAATCAAGAAGGCCGCAAAGGACTCTGGGCTCTTCTTCTCCGATGAAGACGGCAAGCTCAAATTCGGCGCAGACCTGGACGGTATCAAGGCCGAGGTATCGAAGGCGTTCGAGGTCGGGCTGAAGAAGCCCTTCGAAGACATCAAGAACGCCATTCCTGGCCTCCTCGATTCGATGCCCAAGGTCGCCAAGGGCCTGTCCGACATGTTCAGGGGATTCACCGACTCGATGACCTCCCCCGAGGGAATCGGACTCTTCGACAAGACCGTCCAGAACATCGCCAACGCGATGTCCCAAGCGGCCCCTGGAGTTGCGTCGTTCACCACCGGGATGCTCAGGCTCTCTGAGGCTTTCACGCACACGCTCCCCGGATTGTCCCAGTGGTTCAACCGCACTGGAGACAGCTTTGCCAAATGGGTAGAGCAGATGTCCAAGCCCAAGGGCATTGGAGCTTCTGTGCTGGGCGGGTCGTCCCCCTTTGACGACGCGTTCGCAGGCTTGGGAGACACGCTCCGCACGATCGGCAACTGGATCGTTGATCTGGGCAAGTCCGGCATGGACTTCATCTCCAACAAAGCCAAGATGGACGACTTCATCGAGACGCTGAGGAAGCTCGGAGACGTTCTTAGTGGTCTGGTCGAGCTAGGAAACCAGCTCGGCCCGGTGTGGGACTTCCTAGCCAACCTATCCACGAACAAGAAGTGGCGAGAGACGGTTGAGGCTGACCCTAGGGAAAACCCAGCCTCCAACTTGATGGAACAGCTAACCGGAAATAGAGGCCCCGAGCCTCCTCCGGTTAAGAACAAAGACTGGCTCGACTGGTTGTTTGGCGACATGAGCGAAGCCGTTAAGGGCGGTCTCGAGGCTGCCGGGGAAAAGCTCAACAACCCGCTGGAACTCCTGCTCGGTAAGCCCGGAGAGTGGATCTCTAACTCGCTCGGGTTCGGCGTAGCTGCAGCCGATGCGGGTCAGCAGCTCGGTGCCCAGCTGGGAACTGCTGTCGGGCAGGGGCTTAAGGGCGCGGTCAACGCAGGCCCCATGAAGGTCGAGGGAGCTGACGCTTCCGAGGCTAGTCAGCAGGCCGTTGAGACTCTCAAGTCGTCGCTTACGCAGCTACCAGCTGCTGCCTCGGAATCGTTTGCGGGGCTGCAGGATGCGGCTGGTGCGTCTGTTCAAGGCGTTGTAGACCAGTTCCGCGTAGGCGGCAACCTGATCGTCGCGGCTGTACAGCAGTGGCCAGGTGCCATCGCCCAGGCGCTCGCAGGTCTACAGGCAGCTGGAGCCAACGCCGGCAACCAGCTTGTAGCCGGCCTCGTCGGAGGCATCAACGCAGGCATCCCGTCGGTCGTCTCGGCAGCCCAAGCCATGGCGAAGGCTGCTGATGTCGCAGCCCGTGCGGCACTCGGGATCCACTCTCCGTCAAAGGTGTTCGAGCAGATCGGAGGTCACACCGCTGAGGGCTTCGGCATCGGCATGGAGAACGGCTTCCAGCCTGTCCTCGAGCAGGCCAAGGGATTGGCCGCTCAGATCGCTGAGGCGTTCTCGACAGGAGCTGACCCAACCGGGTTGATCAACGGCTTCAACAAGCAAGAGATCAGCCGGATGGAGAAGGTACTCGGGTTTGAGGGCAAGCGGCTCACCGCTCAGGCGAGAGCCCTTGACTACCAGGCCAAGGCAGCCGGCAAGGGTCCGATCGCAGATTCTCTCAAGGCACGCGCCCAGGAGATCCGCGAGCAGCAGGCTCAGCTCAGCCTCCAGAAGGACATGCTCGATCTCACCCAGGAGTACAGCGACACAGTCGATTCCACTGGTGACGATCCGCTCGTGAAGGCAGCCTCCGGGCTGCTGTCCTCACCGGTCAACTTCGCGAAGGCCACTGGGCAGCAGTTCCTTTCGGACATCGGCATCAGCGGCAACGGTGTCCTCTCCAAGGCGATCTCCGAGGGGATTCAGTACATCTTCCAAATCGGCTCTGTCGATGAGGCGCTGTCCATCAAGGACCGCGAAACGTCCAAGAACGCAATGTCAATCGTAGGAGGTGCTCGTTGATCACTGACACCATCGTTGAACTCGAGGGTGTCAATGGCGAGATCTTCAATCTCACGACCGGTGCCCAGGGCGTGTACCTGGCCACAGACGTGGAGGGTTGTTTCTACGACCCTCCCGTCAAGGTCGTGTTTGAAGAGCCAGGAAACTACCCCGGCGCTCGTTACCTGAACCACCGACCTCTCAAGCGCGACATCGTGTTTGGAGTCCAGATCCTGAACGACGCCAAGAGTGGACCTAAGTCCTGGCTGTCGAGGGATTCCGAATGGCGTAAGGCGTGGGCGTTCAATCGCCCCTGCAAGCTCTACGTCACCACACCCGACTCAGGTACTCGCTACCTGCACCTGTCTCTGTTCGAGTCGCCCAAGGTGGAAATGCGAACAGACCCCCGAGGCAACTCGATCAACCTGACGGTGATGTCGTGCATCGCGTACGACCCGTTCTGGTATGAGGATGACGTTGTTCTGCCGGCTAAGACGAAGAAGGACACCAGGTTCCAGCCGACGATCTTCGGCGGCGTGTTCAACTTCGACAAGCAGCCGCAAGAGACGCTCTACATCAGGGCTGACAGCTCGATGGGTGGGCTCAACCCGACGGATCAATACATCTCGCCGAAGTGGACCGTTCCCGGTTCGTCCGAGAAGATCCCCAACTTCGACATGAACCTGCTGGGCCAGAGCATCTCGGTGCCGGTCCCGTGGGACCGCGCTCCGTTCACTCAGTTCGTCATCCCCGACCCCAAGTGGGAAGACGACGAGGAAGGTCCGAAGGACATGGAGCGCCGGCTGAAGACGCCGGGGCTGATCTTCGGCGAGAACTGCGTGATCGACACCGACCGCCGCAAGGAGCAGTACAGCTCCGCGTCTGGTTCCCAGGTCTGGGCGCGTACGAACGGAGTCAGGTTCCGCAACCGGATCCCCCCGTACACAGAGAGCCACACGTTCGAGATCCTCGTCTCGGGATGCGCTCGGGGTGAAGTGATAACCCTGCGACTGCCACGGCCGTGGACGCGTTGCTGGGGCCTCGAATGACCGCCCTCTGGATTGTCTGCTGGGTCGTTCTGCTGGGTGTGGCTGTGGTGCTCGAGGTGAACTCGTGAGTGGCCTGAGGTCGCTCCAGGCATCGAACGATCTGTGGAACCTGATCCAGCAGCGCCACGCTCTCAGGGAGTTGCAGCGGCTCAAGCCGCCCACGGCTGAGCTGCGCGACGGGGACTACAAGCTGAGAGGCGAGGTCTCTGGCGAGCTGCTGCTCGAGTTCGAGTTCGTAGAGAACGAGGCGGCTCCCGCGACCCTGCGGCTCCCGCTCGACCACTACCTGGCGAAGTGGGCGATGGATCACCGTGGCCGCGCCAAGCGCAACGTCCACATCGTGATCGAGAAGCAGGGCGCTCGCTGGAGCGGCTGCATGGATCACTACCGGGTGGTCAAGGAGAAGGACGGCACCTGCTACCTGGAGATCGTCTTCCTGCACGACTTCGCCCAGACGATGCACATCAGGGTCTGGTGTAACCCGTTCCTCAGATGTGAGGTGCAGTTCCCGAAGATCTGGATCATCTTTGGTCCCGCCAAATGGTGTTTGCTGGTAACACTTTTCGTCAATCTACTCAGGCTCGAAACGAGCTTGTGGACGCTGCCGGATGACCCGACAGACATCAACGAGTGGATGGGTCCGTCGTTCAACCCGTCGACCTGGCGCAACATCGTCAAGCCGTTCCCGTTCCTGGCAGACAACTCGCCTATCGCGATGGTGTTCTCCCGGTTCGGGACGTTCTACGACTGCGCCAAACGGCTTCTCGAGGACCACCAGCTCACGCTGACGTGCCGGCGCTACCTCAAGGACAAGGGTGACCCCCATCCGTTCGAGGATCTCAAGGGCGTCTGGGGACTCGATCCCGTCGAGGATCTCCTCCAGAAGATCCCGCTCCGCAACGGGTGCCTGGTCTGGGACATCGAGGACAACTCTGGTTGGGGCACCGAGACCGCTTTCGGCGGCTCGTGGCTGACCGGATTCGTTCGCGCGCTTGCGGTTATCTCTTCCGACGGCTACCTCGAAGGTGTCGACGTGTTCACGGGCGACTACACGTCCCCCGGCGAGTACTACAACCCGCTGTTCCTGGGCACCAGCCCGAAGGCACCGTGGGTGGTATTCGAAGAGGGACCGCTGACAGGCATTGTCTCGTCGGAGTTCTCGTACTACGAGGCTACCGACACCAGCTTCCTGGCTGGAGGGGCCAGTGCCACCGGAATCAACGAGGGCATCGGGGCTCTGATCAACATCGGAGGCGACCTGCTCACCTCCTATATCAACTCGGCTCTCGCGAGCCTAGGAGCTGTAGGAGGTGCGATCGACCTGCCGCCGCTTGGCGGTCTGATCAACTCGTTAGCAGAGCCGTTGTACTCGGATGTGTTCGGGGCGTTCATGGAAGTGCCGACGCTTCGCGCGGCCGGAATGTCGCTGCCCATAGCGGGTCTCGAGGACATCAACACCAGCCTCGGGGACTTCCACTACTTCGAGAACATGGTCGACGGCGTGATGCCGGCGTTCTCGCTGTCGGCGTTCGCAGAGATAGCCGCCCAGATCTACCGGACCCGAGCCAGAACGGCCCACGTCCTCTCGGTGTCGGATGCGTCTCCGTACGTGTTCGCGCCAAAGGGCTTTGGCCACTGCTGGATTGGAGATCGCGTAGGGACATCGGTGCTCGGATACCCGATCCCGCACCAGCTCTTCGTGGAGCGAATCAAGAAGCTCAAGTACAGAATCGACAAGGACGGACCTTCCGGTTGGATGGTCGGACTCGGATACCGGGAACCGAGAGATCCTGCCCTGCATATCCTCGAACAGATCAAGACGTTCAACGGGGCTATGGGAACGGCAGGCGTCCTCTAACCCCGAAAGGCTCGCCGCATGATCCCATCACAAGAAGACCACGACCCGCTGAACCCGAGAGAGCACGTCGCCTGGGCGCTACGCAACCTACCTATGGTTGCCGGCGTCGGGGCGATCACGCATCCCGGCTACCTCGGTGACTGGTCTGAGCATCTGTGGAAATGCGGCTTCGCACACCGGGATTACCTGGCGGGGCTGGCTGATGAGAACGGAATGATCCACGTCAGCCAGCTCCCCCAGCAGGTCATCAAGCACCAGCCGCCCTTCCGGGGGCAGCGCCACATGGCGAACAACGCGGCGAGGTGGGTCGGCATGGACGAGTCCGACCCCAAGCCGGTTCGCATCCCAGACGTTAAGAAGCTCACCGATCAGGAGAACCGAGCGATGATCAAGCAGTACGAAGACCTCGGGATGATTCCCGCCAACGCGCCGGCCCCGGCGATGGGAGGGGTCTACCAGTGATCCACCTGTTGGCTGGAGCCGAGCAGGCAAACCCGGACGACTGGAAGGACATGGCCACGATCATGTTCCTCGGCGCGTGCCCCGTCATCGCGGCCGGACTCCCCCTGTGGTTCAAGATGAGGAAGATCGACGGCCAGGTGTCCAACACCCACGACGAGAACCTTCGTGACGAGATCACGCGGGGGTTCAAGGAGATTCGGGAAGACAACCGAGAGATCCGAAAAGACATCGGAGGTCTGCGTGAGGAGCTTCGCACCGAGCGTAAGGAGCGCATCGACGGCGATCGTCAGCGGGAGGCGGCGTGACCACCTACCCGACCTCGGGGCTAGACGCTCTCGACTCTGGCGGCGCGTTCGAGATAGGCGGAGGTGACTTCGACTTCGGCCAGGCTTACACCGAGTCGACCATCCGGTCGATGTTCTCGGTGCCCCTGCCGACTCCTGAGACAGCCCTGGACCTCTTCCGGCAACAGCTGATGAAGCTACCCCAGGACGCGCTCAACGCGATCCTGGCTCTGCTCCCCGACGTGACCCCACCTGATCTCGCGTCGATCGGAGCAGCCGTCGACAAGATCATGGGCTCGCTGAATCCCGAGAGCCTCATCAAGGGGCTGCAAACCGGAGTAGCCAACGCGCAGTCAGCCATCAACCAGATCGGCGACATCCTCACAGGCGCGATCGTCACCCCGATCAGCGCGGCGGTGGCCGCGTTCCAAGACTGGTTCACCTCGCTGTTCGGAGGCAGCGGGAGCGCGCTCAAATGGTCGAGCGTTCCCTCCAGCTCCACAGCAGCCGGCACCGACGGCAAGATTGCACGAGACCACGACTACCTATACGTCTGCACAGCTACAAACACCTGGGGCCGAGTCGCTTTCGACTACTCCTGGTAAGCAAATCCCCCTCTTGGGCTTCGGCCTGGGAGGGGGCTTTTTTGCGTTCAGAGCTGCTCCAAGACGGTAGACGCCAAGAACTCCTTGCCGGTGTCCCCCTCGCCCAGCAGAGCGTCGAAATCGCCGGTGTCGTAGTCGTTCCTGTTGGTCACCCAGAGCACGGCCCCGGCGTCGGTCAGCATCTTCCGCTTCTCATCAACTGACGCGGTCTCCCACACGTCGGCATACGTCCGATCGGTGTCCACGTCGATCCAGCCTGACTTGATGACTGGCAGTTCAGCCAGCGCATCCCGCTTGGCCACCAGGGCAGCCATCTGCTGGCGGTACATCTGCTGGTCTGCCTCGGAGGTGAACAGCCCGAGCGCGCGGTCCTCTCGCAGAGACTCGATCGTGGCGATCGTCTGCTCAAGCTCAGCCGAGTGATCCGATCCGGCCTGCCACACTTTCTCCTTCACCCGGCGCTGCGAGTGCGCCGCCAGGAATCTCTCGCTGACGAGTTCCTCTGCGGCGTCGGCGTTTACCAGCACCCGAGGACAAGGCGAGGGTCGACGGGTGCAGACGTAGTAGCGGTACGTCAGGTCGTCGTTCTTCTTGATGACCTGCTGCATGTTTCCTCCGCAGATCCGGCACTTCGCCACTCCCAGAAGGGGATTCGAGGTGAACATCTTCCGTCGAGGGCCTGTGGACCGCTTCTCCAACTCCGTCTGGATCTGGTTCCACGCCTCGTCATCGAACGAGGGAGGACCGACGCGGACGGGCTCGCCGTCTCCGTCGAGGACGACCTTGCCCTTGTACATCTTGAGGCCCTGCACGATCGGCCGGCTCAACACCCATTTGACCCGAGAGGTGGTCCACCTCATGTCGGTGCCCTTGTCACTACCGGTGCGCTTCCGGTAGTGACCGAGAGGCGATAGCACGCCGTCCTTGTTCAGCCGGGTAGCGATACTCATCAGGGAGCGACCGTCCAGCAGCTCGGCTGCGATCCGGTGGAGGATCTTCTGCGTCTCCGGGTCGAGATCGAGAGCCTTCCCCTTACCTGATGGGTGCTTGATGATCTGGTACCCGAACGGCGGGTTTCCCTGACCCCAGCGATCGGTCTGCTTGATGAACGCGACTCGGTCGCGGGCACGCTGGAGGAACCGCTGACCCTCGATCTCGGCGAATACCGAAGCCAGGATCAGGAACACCTTCGACATCGCGCCGGCAAACGCGTCCTTGGCGTCCTCCGGGCTGAAGTAGTCGAGCTTGATGCCGTCGTCTACGAGCACCAGGATCTTGCGGTTGTTCTTGCACCACTCAGCTAGGGTCACGCAGTCGTTGGCCGACCGGAACACGCGGTCGGTCTTGGCGAAGATCAGAGCATCCCATTCGTCCGGTCGGTCGCTGAGCCACTGCTTGAGGTCCGGTCGATCCCACGGGGATAGCTTGATCGCGGACACGTCGAGATCCTCGAACGTCCCGACGACGGACCAGCCCTGGGACTCGGCGTACGCCTCGCCCTTGTCGCGCTGTGTCAGGTGGGAAGTTTTTTCCAGGCCCTGGACCTTGGAGACACGGGCACCTACTATCGCTCTGACCTGCGGGGTTGGCAT